CCGATCTAAAACATATGCCTACATCAAAGCGCCTGTTAGATCGGGTCTACAACAGAAGCAATCTTCAATTGATATTCCTTCTTGGAGATATCGGTTTAATCGTTCTGATGTAACCTTGTACGATGCAACTGCCTTTGTTCACGCCTCTTTAGAAGATGATTTTCAACGTTTTCCTGAATTAGTAGACATCTTTCTCAATAACGATATGAACACCTCCGATGACACAAATAAGTTAAGTTATACTGTGCGACACGGACAATCTATTCTATACTCTGTATACAAACTATGGAGAACTCTTACACTACTTGAGAACTCACTACTTCTGAATCGCCTTACTAAGAGTTCTATATTAAGAGTTATCAATGTTGAAGTAGGCGATATGCCACAAGAGAATGTTGGAAAACATATGATGGGCATAAAGGCGCTATTTGAACGAAAAGCGTCTCTTGACACTGGTAATATTATGTCCGAGTATACAAATCCAGGACCAATGGAAAACTGTATATACGTTCCGATGCACAACGGAATAGGAAGCATATCCACTCAGCAAATCGGCGGAGACGTTGATGTAAAGGGTCTTACTGACATAGACTACTTTAAGAATAAACTTTTCGGCGGATTAAAAATTCCGAAACAGTATATGGGAGACACTGAGGACGGAGCCGGCTTCAATGGCGGAGCTTCTCTGTCACTGATTTCTGCTAGATACGCAAAAACTATTAAACGTATTCAGAACACACTTATTCAGTTAGTTACTGACCTGATTAATCTTCTGCTTCTTGATAAAGGACTAGTTTCTTATGTAAACAAATTCACTATCAAGATGCAACCTCCGACAACTCAAGAAGAAATTGATAGACGAGACAATCTGTCATCAAAGGTAGGAATTACACAAGATGTTATGAACCTACTGTCTGATGTAGAGGACCCGTCTCAGAGGCTTCGTATTCTTAAGATCTTACTTGCTGAGATTATTGATAATCCAGAAGTAATAAATGTCATTCAAGAAGAAATTGATAAAATGGAAGAAGAAGGAGCACTGGCAGAAGAAGAAAATAACGAACCTGATGACAGGGACATTGATGTAAATGTTAGAATGCCTCGATCCGGAGGACACGCAGGAGATGTAGAACTTCCTGTTCCTACTGAAGATTCTGCTGATGAAATGCCTCCTGCTCCCGCAGAGGAAGAAACTATTGCTCCTCTACCTTCTCCCGCAGATCTAGGAATTGACATGACAAACACAGCAAACCTATAAATTAGCCAATAATATTGGAAAGGACAAAGTATGGCAATATCAAAAACAGACTGTTTAATACTACTGAATGAACTTCAAGAATCGGGTATTGATTGCTCGAATGAAGTAAAAACATTGTTGAGATCTTCCGGTCCTACTGTAGAGGTACTGAAATTCATAAACGACAACCGGCCTCTTGATTTAGCAATGTTCTACGAAAAGCTACGCAAGAGTTACAACAACAAGAAATCAACATTATATATAAACTTAATGAAAGACCCCGACCCTGAAAATATAAACAAAGTTTTATCAACCTTGAATTCTTACTCCTTACAGGCAACACTGTTTTCTGAACAACTTCAGAATAAACAGATGTTTTATAGATTCTCAAGACTACAAGAAGTGTATCAGTGTTTGTATTACTACACAAAAACATATGACTTGACTCCTTGTATAAAGCTATTGTCCATGATAAAGGCGGACATAAAAGTTCTTGAAACATGCTACAGATAACAAAGTTGAATAATCACCTAGAATTAACTATAATATAAAATATAAAATTACGGAGGTATGTAATCCAAATGGATCATATTGAATCAGAATATCTATACATTCATAGTCTTAAACTCGCTGACAGATTGGTCAATGCGGGAATCCGTTGCGAAGGAAAGAAAGTAAACGTTCAGAACCCTCGTTATTGTGACTTCATTTTCAAGAATACTCCCGAAACACTTGAAATGCTGAAGCAGTACGTTGACGAACGTCGTAACAACAGATAATATTTTAAACTAAGGAGAACAGATTATGGGGCTTTCAATCAGAGAAAAGAAATTGCTAACACAATTCGCCAGTAACAATTACGGGCTATATAATAAAACACTCGCCAAGAAGATAGGACTCCACGAGAGTATTTTTCTTGGCGAAATTATTTCAGAGTATGACTACTGGAATAAAATGCACAGCCTGACAGATGACGGCTATTTCTATAGCACTGTTGAAAATGTCATGGAATCGACAACGTTGTCTGATTATCAACAACGTTCAATTATTAAGCATCTTGTAGAATTGAAAATACTTGATGTTAAAGTAGCAGGAATGCCTGCTAAAAGATACTTTCGCATCAATGAAGAACAGTTCTACGCTATATTGCTTGAAGACGATGAAGATAATAATAACGACCAGGACTCAACAAGTAGTAAAGAAACTTGTGATAAGTGCTTAACTGAGTTAACAGCAAGTAGTAAAGAAAGTAAAGAACAAGATCTTAACTCAGTAAAGACAAATAATAACAATATACCATTAACAAATAAAAATAACAATATAGTTTTAACAGCTACACCGTTTATTAACAATTCAGGAAAAGTATCTAATCTTTTAGAAAATGAAACTAAACAGATAGCTACAAAGCCAAAGAAGAAATCTAATCTAGAACAGTGTACTGATTTAACTTTTGAACTTATCTCTGATACAGATCTTGCTGAATATGTAAACAATTATTTAGTGGATCAGAAATTGTATAAATCAATAAATGTCACCCAATGGAAGATGAGACTAGAACATCTTTTGCAGTATGCAAAGGGCAGAACTGATTTAGCAAGAGAAATTGTCAAACAAACATGGGCAAGAGGTTATAGAGATTTTTATCCCGTTTCTGAAACTTATGTGAATACAGCAGCAAAGCCTGCATATACAGCTATTACAAGAAAAGAGATTAAAAATGACCCGCCTAAGATTGACGATAAGATTGTTTTTTAAGTAATTTGTAGAAAAACTTATTTTATCAAAACTTTAGTGCTAAATTTATACAGTCAATACAAATTGATCCCGGTGAAAACAGCTGTAGATAGGGCAGCTACAGAATGTTCGTGTTAGATTAGAAATGATGTGTTGAAAGGAATATAGATGGATAGAAAGTCAAACGAAGAGTTGACCTTTGACAGATCAGCTCTAGTCAGCGAAAAAGGCAGCCCTATATTAGGTCGTCTGTCCGGACCAGTTGCTGACATTATAAATCCTACTCGTAATGGAAGAAAATATTCTGAACAGCTTTGGGAGAATGTTTTTAACAGTCCTATAGCTCAGGAAACATTTGAAAATGGTGGATATTTCGGAGAACTTGGTCACCCTGCTGACCGTCAAGAGATTGACATGGAGAAGATTGCTATTTGTATGCCCAATCCTCCTCAGAAGAATAATAAAGGGCAGCTGATTAGCTCTTTTGACATTCTTGACACTCCGAATGGTCGCATCTTAAAGACCCTTTGCGACTATGGATATAAGATGGGAATCTCCTCTAGAGGTTCAGGAGATGTGTCAACAGATATTGATGGAAATGAATCTGTAGACGAAGACACATATGATTTTAGTTGCTTTGACGTTGTTCTTCTACCCGCAGTAAAGGCTGCTCGTATGGAATACGTTACGGAGTCTGTTGGAAATTCCACTATTCCGTTAAAAAAGGCATTACAGGAATCTCTAGAAAAAGCGTCTGCGTCAGACAGAAAAATTATGCAGGAGACATTGAATACTCTCCAGATTGAATATACCCCAGAAGAAGAAAATGTAGAAAAACCTTCTTCTGTTAATTATAAAGAAGTTGTTAACGAAGGCGTTGCAGTCGATACTACCGAAGCAGATTTGTTAGAACAGCTTCAAGCCTCCTTGAAAGAAAATAAAGAGAAAGAACAGCAGCTAATTGAGTTACAGGAGAAGTTGTCAGTTAGTTATACTAAAGAAGCGTCATGTAACGAAAAGATGACTAAGTACAAACAAGCGATTCTGAAGTTATCAGAGGAAGCGAAGAAAGTTGTTTCTCTACAAGAGAAGTTAAGTAATTATGAGCAGCAAGTTAGTCAGTTAAACGAACAGTTAGCTTCCGCTAAATATGAAGCTATTAAGTCTAAGAATAGTTTAACTGAACGTTCTAAGGCGTTAGCTGAATCAGTTACTTCGAGCAGAAGTAAAGTTGCGGAACTAACCGAACAGCTGAAGATTGCTAATGAAGATAGCAGTAAAGAAATCACTTCTTTAACTGAAAAACTTTCGACAGTTCAGAAAGACTTAGCTCAAAAGAAGACAGAATACACCAAGAAGTTAAGTGCTTCAAACAATCTTGTTGAAAAGTACAAGAAGATAGCCGCTGGTGCGGTTAACCGTTATGTTGAATCGCAATCAGTGAGACTTGGTGTATCGAAGAATGAAATTTTAAATAGATTGCCTGATAGTTACACATTTGACGATATTGATTCTGTATGCGAAAGTCTACAGTCTGTAAATCTTAACTTAAGTAAGTTACCATTTCAGTCAATGCAACTACAGGAGAAGTTAAGTGCTAAGATTACGTCTCCTAAGAAGGAAATAATTCCTTTCGTTCAAGACGATTTAGTAGACGATGACTTACTGTCTCTAGCACGACTTAAATAAAATATAAAGAGGTAAATATAATGAATCTTTTAGAACAATACAAAGGTCGTCTTGCAGTTTCTGAATCCGTTTACGGCAGAACTCACAACGGCGAGAAGATGGATAACCACAAGAAGCTAGTTATTGCTAAGGTGCTTGACAATACTTCAAAGTTCCTTTCTGAAGCTTTTGATGCTGCTTCTGGCACACAGCGTTCAGATCTCGGACTCTATAAGAAATTCTGCCTGAACCTTACAACTGTTGCTCTTCCTAACTTAATTGCTAATGAGCTAGTAATTGTCCACCCGATGAGCTCTATGTCTGGATTTTAAGTTTAGAATCCCTATATAGTAATATATAGTAAAAAACCTCGTGAATTGCTGGAAAATCCCGACGGGACAATCAGCAGCCAAGCTCTAATAATTAGAGAAGGCTCAACGACTATCGAAATTGTAGCATAAGAGAAAAACTTATGCGAGTAAAAGAGTAGAGTAGACCTCAAATGAGGTCCAAGTGCGAGGCGTCCTATAGAGGATAAAACAATATAGGATGATGATATAGTCTGAACTTTATGGTAACATAAAGAGAATAATTTGATATCTTTATAACTTAGTTATAAAGTAGGACAGAGGTTAGCTCCCTTTTTCAAATACCTCTAATATTTGAATTACTACTTTTTAATATATTTTATCTTTAGAGGAGATTAAAATATGTATGGTTATGTGTATAAACTAACAAACCTGATTACACATAAAGTGTATGTTGGTAAACATAAATATTCTTTTCCAAAACTTGATGAGAATTACATTACTAGCGGAACTTATATTAAAAGTAGCATTAAGTTCTATGGGCTAGAAAATTTTTCGCGAGAGCTTATTGATACAGCTGAAACTCTTGAAGAATTAAACGAAAAAGAAAGTTTCTGGATTGAAACGCTACAGTGTAGATATCCTAATGGGTATAATCTAACTGATGGTGGAGACGGTAATGTTAATCTTGTTCCAGAATTAAGGTACAAGTTAGCTTACTGGACAGGAAAAAAACAATCTGAAGAAACTAAACTAAAAAGAGCTAAAGCGAATACTGGTAAGAAACGCTCAGAAGAAACAATTCTCAAGATGAGAGAATCTAGTAAAGGGCAGAAACCCACGGAATATTCTATACAAAGAAGTATAGAAGCACATAAAGGTTCTCGTTGGTGGAATAACGGAAAAGAAGAGCATATGTTTATTGGCGATCCTCCTGAAGGTTATGTTAGAGGAAGGTTAACAAATCCCTTCAAAAAATTAGTATAAAGATAGATGAATTATTCGTAACACATTTGATAACTTACATTGAGTATACTGCTGGTAAGACCAAGGGTCAGACCACTGCTGGTAAGCTTCTGAACAGCCCGTTCGCTCTCGGCGATGTCGATGCTGATTACACTGGTGACCGTGTTGTTGAAACTCCGACGGCTGGTGCTTCTCTTGCTCTTTCCTGGACTCCTGTTGTTAAGGGCGCGTTTGAGAAGGACGGCGTTAAGTACGACGTTAAGGTTACTCACGCAACTGGTGATCCCACTTATGTGAATGTTGGCGCTGACGGCAAGACAATTACCACAACTCTTGTTGCCACTGACCGTGTAGCTTATTACTACGACAACGTAGTTGTTCCTCAGAACGACCTTCCGATGCTCAAGGCAGAGATGAAGAATATCGCTCTTGTTGCGAAGGCTCGTCGTATCGCTGTTTACTACTCTCAGATTGCTGCTTTCCAGGCTAAGACCGACTACGGTTTCGACCTTGGTGACCAGCTTGCAGAGAAGGCTGTTGGTCAGCTCGAATATGAAATCGACACAGAAGTTGTTCAGCTTCTTATCGACAATACCCCGACCGACACAACCCTTGAATGGAGCAAGACTCCTAATGTAGGTGTTTCCAAAACAGAGCACTATCAGGGATTCATGGAAACTGTTGAAGATGCCAAGCGCGTAGTGTACGACCGTACAAAGAAATTTGTTCCTAACTACATGATTTGCGCCAGCGACCTTCTTCCGGTGTTTGCTTTCATTCGTGACTGGACTCCTGCTCCTGTGAGCGATGTTAACGGTCCTTACTTCGCTGGTACTCTCGGTTCTCTTAAGGTGTTCGTTTCTCCTGCTCTTGAAGCTGGTAAGTTCATTGTAGGTGTCAACGGCAGCGATTTAATGAGCTCCGCCGCTGTTTATGCTCCTTACATGAGCGTTGTTCCTACTCAGCTGCTTCAGTTCGCCGATGGTGGAACCACACAAGGCTGGAGTACGATGTACGACCTGAAGCTTCTCAATCCTAGCCTCCTGGTAGCGGGTAAGATCAAGGCCTGAGGATAAATAATACTCAAAGGAACAGACCCTCTAGCAAAATTGTATAAAGTGTTACACATCAAGCAGGACAGCAGGTTCGAAACTGTTTCTTGAACCTTACTTCAAGATTACTGCTTGATTTACTTATATGTCTGTAAGGAGACAGCTAGATGAGAAAAAATAAAACACAGCTATTTCTTGATTTTGTAAACAAAGAAGAACTGGAAAGGTTGTATAGTTCGCACTCTGCGGATTATATTTCTAAACATTATAATACGTCAAAGTATGTAGTTGTTAATGCTCTTGAGAAACAAGGCATTCCGATTCATAGTAGACAACAGGAAACTAGATATACCTGCATAGAGAAGTACGGTGTAGACAATCCGTCAAAATCCGATACGATAAAGAATCGGATAAAGCAATCCAAAGAGTCTAGATATGGAGACCCTAATTACAACAACACAGAAAAGATTAAGGAAACGTGTATTGAAAGATACGGGACACCATCAGCTTCGGGTAACACAGATATTCGGAAGAAAATTAAAAAGACTTGCCAAGAACGATATGGTGTAGACAATCCTTTTCAACGTGTTGACCTAGTTCAAGAAGGTTTTATTAGAACTTATGGTTCAATTTCTGCAGCCTATGATCATATAGCAGAATCTCAGAAAAATAACTTGATTGAACGATACGGTATAACAAATGTTTCTCAGCTTCCTGGCAGTCGTGAAAAAGCTATAGAGAGCATGAAGCAAACATGCTTAGAAAAGTATGGAGTAGAGTTTCCTACATTGCTTCCTCAATGTCAATTTAGTAAGGGGAACAGCAGTCTATCTTCTCCTAATCAAGAATTTGGAATATTGTTGTCTGATAACAACATAGAATTCAGTAGAGAAAAAACACTTATTAACAAAAGTTTTGATTTTGAATTAACAGGACAAAATATACTAGTAGAAGTAAATCCTTCTGCTACACACAATTCAACATGGTCACCTTTTGGTGATGATAACGTTAAAAGTCCTACATATCATAGAGACAAATCTAGGTTAGCTTCTCAGAATGGTTACAGGTGTATTCATATTTGGGACTGGGATGATAAGGGGAAGATAATTTCTTTACTTCGTCCTCAAGAAAAAGTATATGCCAGAAAATGTACTGTTAAAGAACTACCTAAAGAAGAAACGAAAGAGTTTCTAAATAACTATCATTTACAAGGTTATATATCTTCGGACATAGCAGTCGGTCTATTTTACAATGACGATTTAATCTCTTTGATGACGTTTGGTAAACCTCGGTATACAGATAAGTATGAATACGAGTTGATTCGTTATTGTAGTTGTAAGTCTGTTATTGGAGGAGCGGAGAAACTGTTTGATTATTTTGTAAAGAAGTATTCTCCAAAATCGGTTGTTTCCTACTGTGATATGAGCAAATTTTCTGGTAATGTGTACCAGAAATTAAACATGACCTTGGAAAGTATAAATATTAGTAAACACTGGTACAACATGAATAGTAAACAACATATACTAGATTCTTCTGTAAACAAAGTGGGCTTTGACAATCTGTTTCATACCAATTATGGTAAAGGCACATCAAATAGAGAACTGATGATTCAACACGGTTTTGTAGAGGTATATGATGCGGGTCAAGCCAAGTACACATTTTTCAGTTGAGAGACGGTCAAGTTGTTTACAATTTAGAAACACCTTATAATATATTATGGGGAGGGGACTTTAGCTCCCTTCTCCATATTTTTTTATTTGTTTACACACAGGAGTAACAGTAAAATGTCTAATGGAACATCAGAAACTCTTAAAAGAATTAACAGAGAAAAGTTTGAAAAGAATGTATTGTCAAAAATTCCACGTGAAGAAATTACGGATTTATATTTGAATAAAAACTGTACTTATGACTTTCTGATGAAGAAGTACAACATTACATCTTGGACATTAGATAAAGTCATAAAAGAATACGGTATAAGAAAGCCACGCAAGCAGTCTGCAAGGTTAGTTCTTAAAACTAAGTATAAGAATGCAGGAAGCAAAGAAAAATATGACAAACAAGTTTACGCTACGATGCTTGCCAATCTACAAAGCAAGGGGATAACAAAAGAAGAACATTATGAAAAGGTGTCGGAAGGTTGTAAAGCTGCATGGGGTAAAAAATCTCATGAAGAATTACAACATCTAATTGAAGAACGATACAAACATTATTTCAATGTTCCAGAAAAGATTGAGCATGCTAAACATGCAAGGTCAGCTACAAACCTTGACAAGTATGGAGTTGTAAATTCTTTTGCCCTTGCAAAATATACAAATGATAGTAAGCCTAACGCCAAGTTTTCAGAATTGTTGGATACTGCAGGAATTGAATATACAAGAGAATTCTACATCGGATATGACAACAAACATTTTAAATACGACTTCAAAGTAAACGACATTCTTATAGAAATAAATCCTTGGCCTTGTCACAACGTGACATTCTGTCCTATTCCTGGGTCAACAACACTTCAGAAAGATTATCATTATAAGAAGAGTAAAGTAGCTCAAGATAACGGCTATAGATGTATTCATGTTTGGGATTGGGATGATTGGGATAAAATTGTTTCTTTGCTTCTGCCCAGAGAAAAAGTATATGCTCGTAACTGTGTTGTAAAACAAGTCAACAAGAAAGATTGTATAAATTATCTGAACAAATATCATCTACAAGGTTATGCTAAAAGCACAATTGATTTGGGACTTTACTGTAATGATGAACTAGTTTCAATTATGACGTTCGGTCGTCCAAGATATAACAAGAATTACGAATACGAGCTTATAAGATACTGTTCTCACAGATATGTAGTTGGCGGAGCTGAAAAGTTATTTAGTTATTTTGTAAAGAACTATTCTCCGTCGTCCATTATATCCTATTGTGATAACAGTAAATTTAACGGCGACGTTTATACTTCCTTGGGGTTTGAACTTCGCGATTATGGTATTCCAACACGACACTGGTTTAACATAAACACGGGTCAACATATTACAGACAACCTGTTAAGACAAAGAGGCTTTGACCAGCTATTTGGAACACATTATGGTAAAGGAACATCAAACGATGAGTTAATGATCGCACACAGTTTTGTAGAGATATATGATTGTGGTCAGTCATGTTACATGTGGAAAAAGAATTGATCGGAGGAACTGAACAGATGGATAAATTATTACTTCATGCTTGTTGCGCACCCTGTAGTAGTGCTGTTATTGATGAGTACTCAAAGTATTTTGATATAACGTTGTATTATTACAATCCTTGTATTACAGATGAAATTGAATACTATAAAAGATCCGACGAGCTTATCCGACTCGGTAAACTTTATAATGTACCGGTAGTTATTGCAGATTTCTATCCGGAGGAATATTATAACGCATGTTCTTCTTTAAGTAATGAACCCGAGGGTGGAAAAAGATGCAAGGTATGTATCGGTCAGAGATTGAAGGGTGCTGCAATATATGCAAACAATAATGGATTTGGATATTTTTCAACTACATTAACAATCAGTCCGTATAAAGATTCAGCTGTTATAAACAGTATTGGAACCGCTGTTGGCGGGTCTGTGGGAGTTATGTATATGCCGTTTGATTTCGGATATCTGTTTCCTAGATCATTGCAACTGTGCGAGAAGTATAATTTATATCAACAGAATTATTGTGGGTGTGAGTATTCAAAGAATGAGATTTAAATTACTAGAAGAAGGATTTAGAGGGCAGACCGAAGCCAAAAAAGTAGTGTGTGCTTTAGTACAGTATCTTACAGGAGTTTCAATTGACCCTGATGATTGGGTGTTACATCATGAAGATAAAGACCACTCTAATTATAGTATAACTAATCTTAGTCTGGTAAGAAAAAGCTCTGAACACGGAAGCAGCGCACATACTGCTCTTCACCATAATAATAAGATTTCTAGTTCAGACATTATTAGATTGGCGGATCTTTTATGAGACATATGAAGAACGTACTTGAAGATTTTCAGTTGCATGAAACTTTAAACCCAAAGTTATGGAAAGATAACACATTGATACCTGAAGTTAGACAAAAGCTACTTGAAATTGCAGACAATTTTGAAGAGTATGTTGAAATACCGATGCATATTGTAGATGTAGTTTTGGTAGGAAGTAATGCATCTTACAACTATACACAGCATTCCGACATCGATGTTCACTTAATTGTTAACACTGAACTAACAGAAGGTGTTCCTGAAGATATACAGACGTTAGTCTTTAATCTAAAGAAGACAGCTTTCAATAAAGAATTTGACATAAAGATAAAAGAAATTCCTGTTGAACTCTATGTTGAAGATTTACATTCGTCCGTTCAATCTAACGGTATTTATTCTATTCGTAGAAATAAGTGGGTGAAAGAACCCAAACCAATTACGATTGAGAAGCGAGATCTAACACAAGAATTAGATGCTTGGACTGAAAGAATTCACGCGGCAATTACGTCAAAGGACTACGAGCAGATTACTGATGTTTTAGATGCCCTCTACTTAATGCGAAAGAATTCAATTTCTATTGAAGGAGAATACGGTAGAGGGAATGAAATCTTTAAAACGTTACGTGACCGAGGAGAGCTTTCTTTATTGAAGGAAGCGTTAACGAATTGTTTGTCAAGAAAATTGTCCCTTGAACATTACATATACACAGGGAAGTTTATAAATCTATTTGAGGAGTAAATAATATGAATAAAGCATTAGTAAATGAATCTTTTCGTAAACTGAATGAAGCTGAGGAGCTTGAAAAGGATTATCGACAGGCTCGTAATAAGGTTTACGGCATTCTTGAAGACTTTTATGAGGACCAGGTTTCGGAATTTCTTGACAGCCCCGGCCTTTATGTTGACCCTGAAGACATTCAGACCTTGGTGCGTGAATATGACGCAAAGTGGGCCAAAGAGGATTATGACACAGCAGATTACAAGGATCAATTTTCAGTTGCTGACCAGCTTGTTACTGCCCTTGTTAAGGCACAGCTACGTAGACTATTCTATAATTCTTGATTGTTAACGTGTGAGGTCATAAATGAACTATATTATTAGTGAAGCTTTCGACAAGCTAAAGGCCTTGGAAGAAGGAAGATTTTCCTATGACAAGGAACAGGAGTTCACTTCCAAGTCAACTGCTCATGGTAACGGCGTAGCAAATAAAGGAATGGGTAGAGTCCCTGCTCTATTCAAGAACGTTCGTAACTGGAAGCCCGGGACTGTTAATTTTGACTACGGTTGTGGGGAAGCAACAACTCAGGCTCAGATTGCTAATTTCTTAGCTGAAAAGGGCGTAGACTATATTGGGTTTGATAAGTATAATCAAAGTGCAGAAGAGCAGAGTGCTTCTCTTGACAAACTCGACGAAGTCGGCGGACACACTGACACAGCAACTTGCGCTAATGTTCTGAATGTTGTAAAAGAAAAAGACATTAGAGTAAATGAAATCATAGCAAATATTTACTCAATTTTGAAGCCTGGTGGAACTGCTTATTTTGATGTATATGTTGGTTGTGGTGCGGGTGCTGGTACAGGTCAAGGTAGACCTACTGGCGGAGATAAGTATCAAACATTTATGAAGCTTGAGGACTACGCTGAAGAGATTGGCGAAGTGTTTGGTCAAGATAATGTTGAAGTAAAAGGAAAACTAATCGTAGCTACAAAATAATTAAAGAAGGAGGTATAATTATTCTGTGAACAAACTTTTAGAAGATAAGAGACAAGAGCTGATTTCAAACTCAAAACACGCAGATAATTATGCTCCTGAAAATCAGTTTCGTGGAAAGAATCGTTATGAAAGACGTCTACATAGCAGAGTTGCTAATTCTGTAAGAGAAATGAATTCCATTGATATGAATAAGTTCTTCCAGAATAACATTCTTGACGTAGACGTAAAAGTAAGAGGAGAAACTAACGATTATATTGTTCGAATCAGTTTTGGAGAAGTACTTGACCAAATACACAAACAACTAGCAGCAAACAATGACGTATTAAACCTACGGTGTGTTATCAGAGCTCTTGTAAGCTCCTTTAACGGGGAGAATGTTTACGTTAGATGTAGTTGTCCCGATTTTCAGTATAGATTTGGCTATTATCTAAGCGTGCATGACATTATTGTAGGAGACAAGGAAACTAGGCCTTCTAATATTACAAACCCAAATGACACCAAGGGCAGGGGTTGCAAACATATACTGTTAGTGTTGTCAAATAATAGTTGGCTAACTAAAGTAGCTTCTGTAATCTTTAATTACATCAGATACATGGAACAACATTACCCTAACATGTATGCAGATGTAATATATCCTGCGATATATCAACGTGAGTATACGGGCGATGTTCAGCTACAACTACAGCCGCCTGAGGAGAAACCAGAAGAAGGACAACCCGACATCTCAGTTAGTGCAGATAAAGATCTACTTAATGTTGCCAACAAGTGGGCAAGAACTAAGACACAGTTCCAGAAGGGTAACGAGTACAGATTCCAAAAGCAGAACAGGCCAATGAAACGACAGATTGATTTTGATAATCTAATTTCAGATTCGGAGAACGCCGAATGAGATTTTTACTACGTGAAGAAAAAATTCCAGTCTATAGAGGGGTTATTAAAGGTCTACAGCCGAATGTAGAAGGGGACGGAAGAGCTGAGTGGTGGACTGTTTCCAAAGACGAGGCTACATCATATTGGCAAGACGGTACAGATGACGAAGGAGCCCTGTTAACCTCTGTAATAGATTTAGATAAAGTCAATCTCATAGACCTTGGAAAACAGCCTGATGTAACCAGTGTGTATTTAGGAAATGACTTGAACGATATTCTTGGAACACGAATAATTGCTCGTGAACGTACTAAAGAAGGAAATTTTGTATATATTAAGTATAAAGATTCTTTCTATAGAATGTCCACGGGTCTGGATGATTTACAAGTATTTTATCACAAGATAGCTAGAGAACAGGGCTATGATGGCATTCTTGTTCAATTTAGTGTCGGCGGAAAGACAGTCACAGAAATCGCGTTATTGAAATCAGGGCTAGTTGAATACGATGCTCCTTCCTGGTATGACAAGAAGTGGGACAAGAACAAATAACTGTGTTGCTTTACGATGAAGTAATATAACATTAAGGAGGTGATGCGATGTCCGGTAGAATTTCTCAGGGAGACCAATATAACATAGCAATGACAATTAAATTCAACGATGAACCACTAGATGTTTCAAATGTTGAAAAGATTGAATTTACATTGCACGATACAACACGGATGTATCCGGATGAAGTTTCGTTTTCGGACGGTACGTTTTTCTTCCCTGTAACACAGGAAGAGACGTTTTCGCTTCCTAGAATTGTAGAGGCTCAGGCTCGAATAAAGTTTGAGAATGGCGATGTGTTTAAAACTCCTACTCAAAAAATAGATGTTGACGTATCGTTATCTAAGGAGATTATATGAGACCTGTTGTCTCTTTTGAGATAAATACGCCGAAGATATCGTTTGAAGCAACACCAATAAACCCATTAGATTTTGAGTTTCAAGCTGCATTAGTAACCGGTACAGGGTTACCTTACAAAGGTCCATATGAAGTAACACCTAAGTTATATCAAGATATCGAATTACCAACAAAGGGAACAGTTCCTAAAGATGACATAACTGTATTAAAGATTCCCCAGTATGAAGTCGGAAATGACGCTGGGGGAAAAACACTTATATTAGGAGTAGACTAATATGCCAAATACATATATCAATAAACTTATTGTTGGCGAAGAAGTAAAATTTGACCTTACGCAAGACGATATTACACCTGAAAAACTTGCAAAAGGTATAAAGGCTCACGACAAGTCAGGCGCACCTATTGTAGGTACTAGTACGTTTGACGCTGATACGAAAGACGCTACTGCTACTGCAGCAGAGATTCTTTTAGGTAAAACAGCTTACAAGGCCGGTGCAAAAATTACCGGTACGATGCCGAACAACGGCGCTAAGACACTTAACATAACAAAGAAGGCAACGCCTGTAACAATTCCGATGGGCTTCCACGATGGCTCCGGTAAGGCTCAGATTGACCCGACAGAAGCTGCAAAGATCATTCCTGAAAATATTCGTGACGGTATTGCAATCCTTGGTGTAACGGGTACAATGTCAGGAACAGAAGATGCAAAGCCTCAAGCAAAAACTGTAACCCCAACATTTGAAGCTCAAGAGGTTACACCTGACAGTCCTGATTACAACTACCTGTCATCTGTCACAGTCAATGCAATTCCTGTTACTTACACTGACAACGAAGCTGGAGGTCAGACACTGAAGATCGGAGCGTGATGACGCTTGTCTTACAAATGGAAGTTTAAAGATGTTTTAACGTTATCTCCTACAGGTAGTTATTATATTCCATTTAGGAGCAATGGAAAAACATTTCAACAAATCAGTGTAACCGCTAATACATTACTATATGTTTCAGACGGTCAATATGTTGCATACAGCGCTTCATCAGGGTGGACAAACGATGGGTATAAAATTATCGAGATGGATGACTATCCTGTGGGTAGCTTACTTCAATTTCTAAGAAGTAATGCAATGCTACTTCCGGCCTCCAATGTGAATAAAGTAGATCTAAACGGCGTTACTGTGTTGGACTTAACCTCTGACACAGTATCGCCAGAAACATTACTGCTAGGAACAACAGCACATAATGCAAAGGGGGAAACAATTACGGGTACGTTGGTTCCTTGTACGGTATATTCTGCGGAGAATCCTGAAACTTTTGGAGATGACTATGGTTATTTTACTTGGACAATTCCTGCGTCTGACCACGGGTTCAGCTCTAACAATGTATTGGTTTCGATATATAAGTCAACGGGGGAACAGGTACTAGGTGACGTAAAAGTTTCCCCCACTGACTACAGTGTTACTGTTGGGTTGTATTATGATATGAGCATCTCCACATATGCTTTTCGAGCCCCTTCCGGTACGAATATTCCCGCAGGAGAATTCAGAGTTATAATAATCGGACCCGTACAAACACCCGCAGCAGTATAACAAGCAATGCTAAATCAGCTACCAGTATACACGGGGGGGGGTAACTACTAATGGCAATTGACAAAGCAATAGATTCAACAGCATTCGACAGTAAATTAACGTCCGTTGCTGATGCAATACGTAGTAAGTCCGGAAAAACTTCTACAATGACATTGAATCAGATGCCACAAGAGATCTCTTCCTTGAATGTTGCAGATGTAGCACCCTTCACGGAGATACTTACTGGAACCGTAACGTTCAATACCTCAGCTACAACATGGACACTGCCTAAATCAGATAATATACTGGCAGGATATCTCCTGTGTACAAATTACTGGAATGTTCGGGAAGATATTCCTGCTAGTATTCAGCAGTTGTTTTTTACTTCTAAAAAATCGTTCGGGTATTTCAGTAATGCGGCACCTGTTGCATCAGCTGGTGGTGTCATACGAGATGTGTGGATCATCGAATCGAATACAAACAGTAATTCATACATAAATGTTGAAAATGGAGTGGTTAATGCGACAGGGTATATCTCGTTTATAGGAACTTATTGGTACTGCCTTATATATGGAGTGAAAAGTTAAATGAAATATTTAGGTAAAAGATCTTCAGATTACGACCCCGTAGTCTATACAGACTTGTCTGATAAAGAAGGTAAGATTCAGTATGCCACAATCACAACTGAATTACAAGACAACGATTATCTTGTACAGTTTGATAAAAGTGCAGGAGTAACAAAGAAGACTCTGTGGTCAGAAATAAAATCAAAGATTGAAACATTTATTAGAGCAGCCTTTAAAACAACACCACTACCCCTTGACTCAGGCGGAACAGGGGCAAGTACTGCTGCGGGGGCTAGAGCTGCAATAGGTGCAGGAACATCAAATTTTAGTGGGAGTTATACTGATTTAAGCGATAAGCCCACGATTCCTTCAAAGACAAGTGAGTTACAGAATGACTCCGGCTTTCTTACTCAACATCAAGACATAAGTGGAAAACAGGATAAAGCCACTCTTGAAGAAGATGTTGCTGCAAAAGGGTTTACAAAAAATACTGGAACTTATTCAAAACCTGCGGGCGGAATTCCGAAAACTGATTTATCGGATGCAGTTCAAGCGTCCCTTGGAAAAGCAGACACTGCATTACAGTCTGCTCCTGTTACAAGTGTAAATGGGAAAACGGGCGAAGTAAATCTTGGCGCTGCAGATGTGGGTGCTCTCTCTTCTGATGCAGGGGCTGTTGGTACGAATAATATTGCTGATGGTATTGTAACTCGAGCGAAATTTGCAAACGATGCAAAAACGCCTCCTTCTTGGTCGATCAATAGCAATTATACATTTGTAAATGTAGTACCTTTCAACGGGGGCATAGTTTATGCCGACACATCTGCAAATGACGTCCTATTTACCTGCGGCTTGACCGAATTAAATGCTCTGCCCGCCGACTTTTCCTTTACCGTTGTTAAGTATATGTATGCTGGAAAATTCACGTTTTCATGGCTGAATGACATGAATGTCGTATACGCAATGAACAATGAGTGGTTCGAGCTTACCGGCGGAAGTATCGAACTTACGCGTGTGGGTGATTCAATAACAATCCGCAAGCGCGGAACTGAGCCATTGTTAATCGTCGAAGGAAATATGTTTCTGCCCCTTTCCGGAGGTACAGCAACGGGATCTATCGTGGCTCCTCACCTGAGTACGGGAGACAACGATACGGGGTATCTTACTGCTAGAAGACTTCGTAATGAAGGTGCGGACGGATACAACCATGCAATAGATTTCGGGTACCATGACCATAATAGCATAGACTTCTATGAAACTGGTGGCTGCTATAAGTTTTATCAAGCTGCAAATAATAATAATAAGGATGATAGTATATTGCTGATGCAGATCTCTCCCGACGGAGAACTACATAAACATATTTTGTATATCAACTCTAATTATCTGCCGGGAGTACACAGTACGAATCCTGACACGTCTGTTTCGATGTATGTAGGCCCCGAGTCAAATAACTCTTGGCACGGTATATTTTCCTATGTTACGAACAAATGGATGATTGGAGTAAATGAGGGTGTGTTATACATAAACCAACAAGAATATCATCCAATACTAGAAGGCACAGATGTCCCTGACAATTCGACAGGAAATAACGGAGACATATATATTAAATACCCTACTACATAAGGAGTGTTATTATGCCAACATGGAAGACAACTGAACCAAGTAATGTAGTTTCATGGTCTACAGAAACTAGTGGTACAGTGGTTTATAGATATAAAAAGGGTAGTTATGGGTATAGGTTTTATTCGGCATGCGCCATTGCAAGGTTACGGAATAATGAGCTGTGCGTTCGGGTAAAGTTGTACACATCCAATTACGCCGGTTACAATGCTACTCAACAGTTTTACTTTCATGCATGGGCTGGAGACAGTGAGTCTCCTTCAGAAAGATATCTCGTAGGTGACGGTTTCAGTCTGAAATTTACTTGGTATGCAGTGTTTCCCGCATCTTACAGTGAGGCAACAATACGTGCTGGGGTGGAAGACGGCTCAAGCGGGCATACAGCAAGCTCCGTTACGTTAACTGTGCCAGAAAAAGTTACTGCCAATGAAGTTTATGTTAAGGTAGGCGGTGTATGGAAGTTAGCAGACGCTGTGTATGTTAAGGTAAACGGAGTTTGGCAACAGTCCAGTGGGGTTTACCTTAAAGTCAACGGAGAGTGGATTCCTAAGAAAGAAAAGTTTTATGTTTATAACAATGGTACAGCCGGTGTAGCGTTTACAAACAACGGCTTAGACGGGTATGCTCTGAACTCTGATGGTTATTTGTACGCATACTTTTATGTTGTTAGGGGAAGCGGAACGTACACTGCCCGCGCTAACTCTTCTGAAATTGACCTGACTGAGTATTCTACATTGACCATTGTAGGTCATGCTACCACTAGTGGTAACGCTTATGGCTTAGTAGGGATAGGACAAAGTAATACTTCTACGACCAATACTACATACACAAAGTATGTACAACTCAATAGCTCAGATACTACATACACCATGGATTTATCTGACATTACAGGAAATCAAATTATAAGTGTAGGAGGGCAGTTACAAGGTGTAGGAAATTACAAAACTTACATCAACCAATTGATACTAGAGTAAAAACAGATATATTGTATATACTACTATAAGTAATCCCTACCGTATTAAATTAAATGGAGAAAGTTATTTATGAGTTTAAAATTTCTAAACGAAGGATTTGAATTAAACCAATTCAACGTTCTTCAAGAAAGCGTAGTTAATCAGATAACTTCTATCTTGAATACACTTAAGGAAGCTACTATGTCTGATGAAGACAGAAGAGACAATGAAGTGCTTCGTCAGATACTTTCAAAAGCTAGAGATTTTAGTTATGATAAACGAAGAGCTATTAGGTGGACACCTCAAGAATTAGATATTGCAGACAAATATAATCTAACACTTCCACAAAGAACTAAGAGGTGGAATGGTGCCAGGGACATCACTCCTATCAAAGATAATGATGTTGATTATGAGAGAGGATCTGGACTAAACAGGCAGATTCGTACCTTAGCAGGGGATCTTGACAGAGTTAAAGTTAACAAAGAAACTAATATTGCGGACTTTATCAGAAAGCGTAAAGAAAAAGGTCCCGCTCAAGATCGTCCGTATCGTAAAGTGTCTCATTATGCACCAGTTACGGATGTTGACACTTTTGGGGACAATACATTTACGCATGATAATACCGGAAGATTTGGTCAGGACCAGTGGGATAAGGAGCATAACAGGCCGGCTACAATTGCAGGAAACGGCGGCGCAGATGCGGATTTAACCGATGTAGAAAAGGACCGTGTTGCAGTAAATAAACAGATGTCTCAGCCAGTAAGAGATATGAAAGCGGCCTTAGCATCTAGAAAAGAAAATCAGAAAGATCTTGATAATGTCAATTTGAATTATGCAAGAAATGTTGCTGATGCTCGCAGAAGATTCGATGATGCGATGGCATATGCTGATGAGCAAAGACAGAAAGAGTCTGAAAGAGGTCAGCAAGGTGTAGCTGATGCAACCAGCAAAATTAACAAGCTGCTAAGAAAAGAATCTCTTAGACGTGCTATTGAAGAAAAACTGAACTCTTTAAATGAAGCTGAAATGTCAGACGAAGACAAACATGACTCTGAAATTCTAAAACAGATTTTTAGAAAGACACAAGAGAGAGCCAACGCATCTCTAACTCCCGAGGAGAAAGCAGTATTACAGAAATACAATTTAGGAAGAGACACATATATAAAGAATGTTGGCTCAGTAAGACGCGACATTCCTAATAATAACGTGTATATCTTTAATAGAGACGATGTAGTACCCAGAATAGATTCAAAAACAGGAGGTATCTACAGACGTTTTGACAAAATCAATTATGCAGATCGCGCAAGAAAACGCCCAGAACGCGGAGAAAACGCTAATCGGTTTGTAGGTGACTACTTTTCCCCGGCTCCTGATTATGAAAGAGAACACCAAGTTAATAATGACGAGTACTGGAATAGTACGAAGTATCAACGAATGGAACGTATAGCTGATAACCAGCAAATGACAAAAAATGTTCGTAACATGAAAGACATTTTACAGAGAAGAAAAGAAGCACAACAGTTCGTAGACAATTCACAAGCAGAACAAGATGCTAAAATAAATAAGCTAAAAGCACAATACGAAAGTCGAATTGATTCTCTAAAGAAGTATTATGATGATGCAAATCAAAATTCAAAAGCTAGAATTGACAGAGCAAACAATGAAATTGATGCTCTTCTGAAAAGAGAGGAAACCTAAATGCTCATATATGAAAAAGACGGCGCCCTAATGTTCATCTTAGAACAAGGAGCACAAGAAAATTTAGATTTATCGAGTCCTGACATTACTCTCACAAAGGAATCCGGTAAAGTTGAAATTTTAATCGGGAATAAGGCTCTAGATACTAACGGAGCTCTCAAAGTTACTCCCACAACAGCAAATATTACAGCCGGAGGAAGTACTGTTAAACTTACAGCAAGTAATGTGACAGGAACCCTGAAGTGTATTAAGAAAGCTGAAGGATCAACGTCTACAGGGCTAACTAAAACCATCAGTGGTAATGAAATCACTGTGACCGCAACAGCAGATGCAACAGCGGGCACATGGATTTACACTGTTTCAGATGACAATGATTCTGTTGATGTTACGTTTACTGTGACAGCTGCTGCAGAAACCTGACAATCAAAAATAGACTTATAAGAGGTATTTGACATATGTTTATATATGAAGGAAAGAAATTAGTGAGCGGTGTTGAAGTTGAGTGCTTGAACATTATGTTCCAGAATAGCCAGATGCCAACGTCTGGAACTCCCGATGTATGCATCTATAAAGACAACGCAGATAAGGTTCACATTCAAGTAGAAGGAACTGACATCAATACTTAAAATAGACATATCAAAGGGGCAAGTGTTATACCTTGCCCCTATAAGCGTATATGTTAAGATGTGAGGTGAGTATAATCAATGACACAGGATCAAGTTCGTGACGAAGTCACATTGATGCTCACAGGTCAACTACTTGAATTAGAATTAACCCCAACTACTGTAGACAGCATCATAGCTAGCTCTCTACGAGAATTACAACGCTACATAACCAGTACAAAGATTGTAACCATTCCTTTTAGTCGTTGTATTGACTTATCGGATCCAAAGCAAACTAATGACCAGAAGATATACGTCAGCAATGTATTTAGAGTTTATCGTACAGAAGGGTACGGAGAGGCTAGTACATCGTTGACAAAAGCTGTAGATCCGATGCAAGCAGCACAGTGGCAGTTAATCTCGGGAACAGGTAACATGAGAGGCTTTCAGGATTATATGCTGAATTACATGTCGTATAACACTATCCTTCAGATGAGAAATACGACTAGTACGGATCTGGCATATATATACGACAGAGACTCACAAAAATTGTATATAAATGTTGCAAGTAATGCTCCAAGTAATATAACTGTAGAATATATACCAATCTATCAAGATGTGTCTGAAATCACTTCAGATTATTGGACGGATGTTTTGATACGGATGGCTGTAGCTAAAACAAAGATTGTAGCAGGAAGAGTTCGTAGTAGGTACACACAGTCGAATGCAATATGGACGCAAGACGGTCGAGATATTCTAGCTGAAGGAACCTCTGAGCTGCAAGAGTTAAGACAAACGTTGTCGTCAAACACAGCCCTTTTCTACAATGCGGTTGATTGATGACGTCGGATAATTATTCGGATAAATAGACGAGGAGATTTAATAAATGAATTATCTGAGCGAAGCTTTCAAGAAATTAGACTTTCTTACGGAAGAGGACTTTTCGCTATATAATACTGACTCCATTGACGATATGGGGCAACTTTTAGCAGACCCCGGTACTCCCTCTCAAGACGTAATTGATCCAGAGGCGGAAACTGAGGATGAATTGCAAGATACTTATATCGGGAAAGTAATTCTTCACTGCCCTGTTTGTAACTCCATGGTATATAAAAAGCTGGAGGATATTGTTAAGGACGACGTAGAAGAGCTTGTCAATGTTGGGGAAGAATGCCCCTATTGTTACACTTCCGAGGGCTTTAAAGTAATTGGTATTGTAAGTCCGTTCGAAGAGGGAAAAGACGAAGAAGACGAACAGGAAGATGAGAAGGAGGACTCTTCTGAAGAAGAAAAAGAGTCCGAAGAACATGTTGACGAAGAACTCACAGAAGAATTTGAAACCGTAGAAGTCGCTACTGAAGATCAAAAGGTTACACTGGATGCTGATGATGACGGAAAACTTACAATTGAAGCTGAACCTGTTAAAGATACTGAAGAAGAAGCAGAAGTTCTTGCTCCTGTTCCAACAGAAGTAGCGGACACGATTGAGGAAACTGAGGAAAGTCCTTGGCCTGAAGATGAAGTTGACTACGATGTTGAAGATTTTGATTCAGATTCTTTTGATGAGTTAGGAGAAGCGTATCTTAAAGCCGTTTATGAAAACGTGAGTTCATATAAAACAACAGACGTTTCTTCACAGGGAAATACATTAGTTGTTGAAGGTTTGATTAAGTTCAACTCTGGTAAGATGAAGCCCACAAAGTTTGTCTTTGAAGCAAAAACTGCTACAAAGAATAACAAGTTACGTTTCATTGGCGAGAATAAGAATATTACCAGAGGTCGTAAAGCATTTACCCTTACGGGCACACTTAATGAGAATAAATCATTCATTACTGAAAGATTCAATTACAACTATATGACAAAGAACGAAGCTGGTAAATCAACTAGAATTTACGGGACTTTAAAAACTAATTCTCTTACAGAAGCTCAAGAAGTTAACTTGTCTGAAAAAGGAAACAGCATCAATAAGCTTCTTCTAGACAACAAGGAAGCAATTGACGGTGCAGCTTCTAAAGAAGAGCTGGTAAAGGCTTGCCGGGACATTCTCGCTGATAAGGGTGGCGCAAAGGCGCAGCAGTTCCTTCAGGTTCTTCAAGCAAAGAAAAATCATTATGCAGCTTTGAAATATGTGTATGATTTTATTCTTGCGGGCGAAGGTCAACGGTCCCCCGATTCTAAGAGAAAAACAGGCGCCAATTCTAAGTGACGTTAACTATTTACAAAGAGATTTTAATTTAGTAAGGTAGGTGTTATAGATGACCCCGTATGATGAAAATTATGGGTTATTAGTTAATTCTAATACAAAACTACATCGTATGTATTTCAAAGAAATGGCAAAACTTCTTGGAATACGTGTTATCTATAGAGCTCCTGCTAAAGATAAACACTATACAACATATGCTGAAATAGAAAGTAACTACCAGAAGCCTATGTTGGAATATTGCATCTTTGAAGACTACCCATCGCAACAAACATTGAAGAAATTAGGTTGGGTATCTGAATTACAAGATACAAGCTCTATTATTCATGTTAGATATGACTTGCCAGATTTACAACAAGGAGCTTTATTTGTTGTTCCGGGAGGACTTGATAACAGTGAAGGCAGATTGTTTAGAGTAATAAAGATTTCAAACATTATGATTTTTCCCTCTTCAGTAGCTTGTGAAATCGCTCCAGAGTATGAAGATACACTAGTGAAGACGGAAATTGAAGATTATTCTGATTCAAGTTTCAATCTTCTAAATCAGGAGAATGATTCAATGTTTGAATATCCAACATTTAACGAGGAGGGTAAATGAGCGTATATCTGTATGACGATGCTTTACTAAGTAAGATAAAGTATTGGACAGAAAAAACAAACCTCCACGTATATGGTGTTGATGAAATTCGAGACCTTTTTCAAGTTGTTGCAGATGAGACTAAGGACAGCCCTATAAAACTTCCAATACTTACAGTAACAAGACCCAAGGGATATACAATATCAAATACAAATAAGAAGCCTACAACGTATAACGGCATAAAAGTTGTCCAAGGAGAAAAGACAGCTTCTATGTTGGCTCAGGTACCTATAAACATTCAGTATCAATTTGATATATATACTCGGTATCAAAAAGAAGCTGATATGTACATGAGAAATCTTGTATTTAATATTATCAACTACCCCACCCTAAGTATTATCATTCCGTATAGGGACATAAATTTCAAACATAACGCCAACATACGAATTAACTCTGACGTAATGGATACATCGAATACTTCTATTCGTTTATTTAACGGACAGTTTACTAGATTATCTGTTACAGTAAATATAGACGACGCTTATCTGTGGGATCTTCGTGTAGCAAATAACCTCACAATTGAAGATGAAAATATGCTATACGTAAGAAACCCGGACGAGAAAACTTTTATTAAAGAAACAATCAATATAGATTAAGGAGACAATAAATGGCTCTCAGAATAAATATTTCTGAAAAGGACTTAACACAATCGGTTGAAGCCCTTTCTAATACAGACATTGTTTTTATCCCTGGATTGTCTTCTGTAAAAACCGTTGAACAGTATGCTCCTGTTGCTTGCAGCACGCTTTCAGAGTTCTACACCGCCTTCGGTTCTTTCCCGGTGTTGTTTAATGCAGCGTCTGCTTATGATGTGTTTGGCGACTTAAAAGGTTTTGCAACAAACGCTGTTCCCGCAGAAGGTAATCTATTTGATGCAGATGAACCTGATCCGTCTTGGATTTATGCAGCCAAGCTTCTGTCTCAGGGGTTACAGGTTGTCTACTGTAAGATAAATACAGATGAGCAGATCAATGAAAATGGTAAGTTTACAGGAACTGCAAAAGACCTTTATGCTCAGCTGTCAACACTGTATGCAGCAGCTACAACAAATCTAATCAGTAAAGGCGACTTTGATTTCAAGTATCTGACCTCAGGCGGATATCCTGTATTCGAGTACGAGACTAACAGTATTGTTATTGATATGCTAAGTATCTGTGCCACTCGTGGAGATGCTGTCGCTCTCATTGACCATACAGACAATCCTGGAAGAGCATTAAGTGCATCAGCAACAACCTCTGTTGTTTACGCATTGAATAATACTTACTCAAATAGCTTCACTAACGGCGCATTCGGAGCAATGTTTACTCCTTGGGCGATTTATCCGCAAGCAGTTTACACAAACGACAACTATTCAGCAGTAAGTCTTCCTGGTTCATTTGCTTATCTGACATCTCTTGCTCAATCACTTCAAACCAACTATAACTGGAATGTCGTGGCGGGTGTTAGCAGAGGACTTGTTCCGGGACTTAAAGAACTTCATACAAATGAAGTGTTAACAAATGCTATTGCAGATGGCTATCAGAATTTCGGTACTAGCACATCTCTTAACGGCATCTATGTTAACGCCATCACTCGTATCAAGCCTTATGGATATTGCATCTGGGGTAACAGAACTCTCAGACAGAACGGTACATTAGGCCTTCAGGCAATGTCTTATCTGAATCTTCGTAACCTTACGTGTGATGTTAAGAAGCAGATTTACACTGCTTGCATCAATCTTCTGTACGAGCAGAATACCGCTACACTGTGGACAAACTTCAAGTCTTATCTGACTCCGCTGCTTGACCAGATGGTTTCTGGTAGTGGAATTTCTGGATATAGAATTATCCGTAATACTTCCGACAGTCCGACGAAGATTAGCGCATCGATTCGCATTTATCCGATTTACGCTGTTGAGAGCTTTGATATCACGGTTTACATGACCGACGATGACGTGACTGTGGCGTAACGGGATAAGGAGGATAGAATAATATGAGTATCAAATACAATCCCAGTACAGTTGATGTTAGCTCCAATTTTGCTATCGGTACTTACAATCTTGCAGACAATCCGAACCTATACGAAATTGCTCGTTCTAATAACTTCGAGTTTCTAATCTCTGATTTTGACAACCTTCAACCTGCTAGCAGTAACGACAGTAACATGACGAAGCTGCAAAAGGGTCAAGAGATTATTCGTATGTCAGTTACTAGAGCATCTGTTCCTCACTTCACGCAGGAAGTAATTCAGGTTCGTAGAGGTAACAACCTCCTGAAGTACGCGGGAGTCCCGACATTCGGAGAAGGAAGCCTGATTGTAAACGATTACATCGGAGCTGGAACAAAAGACTACTTAATGGCATGGCAGAACCTTTCCTACAATGTAATTACGGAAAAGGTGGGCCTGGTTCAGGACTACAAGAAGAATTGTACTCTTATTGAGTATAGCCCTGATTATCAAGTTGTTAGAAGCTGGACACTTTACGGTTGCTGGATTAGCGGTCTGTCAGAAGACGACTTTGACAGCGACAATGGCAACTCTGCTCGTAAAGTTTCTGCAACAATTCAGTATGACCACGCTAAGTTGGATGCTGACATCTAATTGAATTAAATTGTATAAAGTAATAGGGACAGTCATGAATATGATTTCCTTAAGGGATTACCTATTATTTTATATATCAAGATAACGTTATAAATTGTTAAGATAACATTTGACATTGATATATAAGATAATTTATTTAACTAAATATTATTTTATATGGAGAATGGTCAAATGAATCAAAAAGATTACACAATCAATCAGACTTTTACTCTTCCCAGTGAAGGTAAAATATATAGTGAACTGGTAGGCCCAGACATCACACTTCGTTCTATGACAACACAAGAAGAGATGAAACGACTCTCTCCTTCTGATATGCCATATAAGAACATTTGTGAGATTATCGACGACTGTATTATTTCTCCTTGTAACATTTCAAGTCGCGATATGTGTCTTGCGGACTACCGATTTTTGTTGTATATGCTCCGTGTAGTTACATACGGAAATAACTATAAGCTAAGCACAACTTGTCCTTATTGTGGCTGTGGTAATGTAGATACCATAGATCTTACAAAATTACCGTTAAAAGCATACAACCAAGAAGAGGTTTCAAAGTACCTTTCGTTTGAACTTCCAATGACAAAAAGTAAGATTGAAATATATCTACAGACCCCTCGTATGGTAGACAGCGCGCAGTATAACGCAAAAGAGTATCGGAAGAAGAGCGGACAAACAGTTGACTACACAACGGTGTTTACAATTCAAGAGTTGATAAAGAGTATTGATGGATCTCCCGTAAACCCAGTAAAGATTACTGAATGGGTGAAGAATCTTCCAATGGCGGACACCAATACAATACTTGTATATGCAGACAAAGCAAACAGCTCTTTCGGTGTAGACAACACACTTCATTGTATGTGCGATGTCTGCGGTCTTGATTATAACGTCAGCCTAAGAGCTGACAGAGAGTTTTTTCGACCCTCTCTGGATATCTGAAAAGGAGAATAAGTTATATGCCCCAGTAAGATTTAGAGACATCGTAAACGAACGTTATCTGATTTCAAAAAATACACACACTTCATATAACGACACAAAAGACATAACACCCACAGAAAGAGAAATTCTGTTACAACTGATTATTCAAGATTTACAACAGCAACAAGAATTGATTGAGAAACATAAACGAGAAGCCGCAAGCAAAAATAAACGTTAGCCACGGCAGGTGATATATAGATGGCCTTTAATGTAGACGATTTGATGGATCGAATAGAAGCCTCCAACCAACGAAAAGCTGCTGACTTTGCTTCTGAAGCTAAGACACAACAAATGATTAACAAGGCGTTGGCGGACCAGGCAAAGCTACAAGAAAAGATTGGTAAAACATTGACGGATACGCAGAAGTTTGAAATAGAGCGTGCTGTGAGAGCTCGTCAACGTTATCAATTAGCAAACCTTGAGCTAAATCAACAGGCTGCAATAAATAAACAGAATATAGAATACTTACAAAACCAACAGAAACAGCAACAGCAAAAAGAGTATATGCTGAAATTGCAAAGAGACCAAGTAGAAGATGAAAATCAACGTGCTGAAATAAATGAGAAACTGAAAGCTCTAGACCAACAGTCTCTTAGCACACAACTGCTGCTTGAAAATGCAAAGAAACGTCAAGTAAAAATAGACGAGCATATAGCAAAAGGCGCACAGGAAAATGCAACAAGAGCAGAACGGTTTGCTAATGCACAACAAAGAGCTAACAAGTTTGTAGAGAAACAGAAAGAAAACCAAAAACTTCATCAACGTATTCTTCGTGAAAATCAAGCAATTATTGAAGATACTGCTAGTACGGAAGAAGAAAGAGCTGCCGCAAGAGAACGTATTGCCCAAGAACAAAAAGATAACGAGACTCGAAATGCCTCGGCATTAGCAGAGTCTGGGTTCTCCTCTGCAAGTTCTGCAGAAGGACTTTCTACCTTTGGTAAGATTCTTGATGTTGTGTCTGGCATTAGCAAAAAAATGTCACAAAACTTTACTCAAGCAGCAAACTTCCAGAACCAGTATATGGGTAAAGTTGATGCTCGGCTACAAAGTGAGGAAGCTCAAACAGGGTTCTTTAAACAGATAACAGACGATGTTCAGAATACAATTGGTGCAAGTAGATTTGTTTCTCAGAAAGAATTACTGCAGAATGTTGCAAAGTTAACTGAAAATGGCATTGCTTACAACATAGAACAAAGAGCTATGTTAGCTACATTGTCGGACAAAATGGTGACAACATTTGATGTTCTTGACAACACTTTACAACGTATGATTCGAATTCAACAAGCAGACCTTACAATGTCACAGTTGGGTTCAGAAGCTCAGTTAACAAAATTCTTAAACAGCCAGTTTGAAGATACATCATATCTTAACACAATGTATGACAGCGTGTTAGCTGCTTTAACAGATTCCATCTCTAGCATGGATAAGAATAATGCTACATCATTTACATATGCGGTGCAAAAATGGCTTGCATCTTTGTATAGTGTAGGATTATCAGACCAGGCTGTTGCCTCGATTGCATCCGGCATCAACGCTCTTGCATCAGGTAACATAAATACCTTAAACGGTAACCAACCATTATCAGTTTTAATGAATATGTCAGCGACGAATGCTGGGCTGTCATATTCTGATTTGTTAACGCAGGGATTGAATGCTTCCAATGTTAATGATTTAATGCGTTCAATGGTTGACTATTTGGGAACAATTGCAGAAAATACAACAGACAATCAGGTATTACGTTCACAGTGGTCTGATGTTTTAGGAATAACATTAACAGACTTAAGAGCTGTTAGTAACCTTACAAACAATGATATTTCTGCTATATACAGGTCAAATACTACATATGACCAGTCGATAAATGAAACGAAAAATCAACTTCAAACAGTAGTAGGAAGAACTGCTGCCTCTGAAAGAGTGCAGACCATGGCAGACAACTTCATGTTTAACTGGGGAATGAATATGGCACAGAATGATGCCCAGTACATGACGTGGTACGCTACACAGTTTGTAGACCAATTGTTAGGTGCTGTAGGATTACAGAACAGCACAGTTGGTATGATTACCAAGGTTATTAGTGCTCTTCCGATGCTTTCGAGTTTGTCTGAAACTCTTGGGGATATTTCTAATACTAGCTTTGCTTTCAACACAAGCGGCGGAGGCATAATGGGCGTCCTCGGCTCTCTAGGAAATATACTTACTCTTCCGTTTAATATTGCGAGTGCATTGGGCTCGGCTGTCGGTAATATGTTTGACACGATGGCAGGCCAGAATAAATCTCTTATGGGATTTGATTGGGACCCGTTCACAATGAGAGGAACCGACTATACACAAGGTATTAGAGGAGTTACATACTCCGGAGGTGTCGGTGGATTAACTGGTAGCTACAGAGCTGCACAGCAGAGTTATAATGATGTTGTCATTACTGGGTCTACATTCGGATATGAAGCCCCTGTTGTGGAAGGACTTAGCTCAAGTGCTTACTACAATACAACAGGAGCAAGCAGCACAATAAATAACTTGGTAACTAACGCTACAAACCTTGCAAATGCAACAACAGCAATTACAGGAATGAGCGAGCAGATAAATACAGGTGCCAATGACATTTACAAAGAGCTATTTGAAACACAATCAAATCCGATTAGAGTAAAGTTGGCAGAGTTAGAAAAATCTTCATTTGACCAGCTCAGCAACTTAATACTTCAACTAGACCCCGAAGGAATGAAGATTCTTTTACAACAGATTCAGAACACAATTCCAACAAATGACAACAGCGCAACCTATATGATGCAGATACTTGACACAGTTAGGAGATTATAATTATGAGTGAGTACTACACTAACACTATTGAGAGTAAACTGATAAAAAACTTACTCAGTAATACTCCTCTTCCGATTTGCGACACAGTACGGGAGGGAGATTATATTCTTTCTCCCTTTATCTACATAAACAGATGTAACATATTCAAGTGTACAAAGAGTGGGCGATTCTCTGAAGATGCGGAAGTTCAAGTATTACAGCACTACTCTTTTGGAGATTATTATCCAAAGTTTACAGAGCCTTTCAAATCAGATAACCTATACTATGATGTAAAAACACATCGTCAATTAGGAAATTATCTACGAACTATTCGAGATTGTTTTAATATAGATTTAATGCCATTTTATAACTGCTGGGGAAAACAGTACATTTCTAATTACTACATTGACTCAACAGGAGTTGTACAAGGTGATAACTCATCATATAAAGTGGCAATGGTTCCAATAAAGTTTAACCGAAAATATACAATCGCAGCCGACTCTAGCTCTGCTGTAATGATTGCTCCAATATATCAAGAAAATAATCAGCTTGTTCCTGCCTGGTCGGGTTCAGTTTCGTTTGACTTGACCAGTGACCTTTGTTCTCGTAATGAGTACGTTAATGTACACAAAGAGCTGTCTTGCTCCTTCAGACGTCCATTCACTGTAGAGGTAAAGAATCATGAAGGAGACAGAAACGCAAAGGTACATCAACGTAACGAAAAATTCTTATACCTTCTAATTCAGTTTATGTCTACTGTAGAGACGAGTCTTATGGTTCTTGAAGGAGACTACACAAACCTATCTTGTAATGAGATTTACAACTTCGAGCCTGTGTTAGATGTGTCGTATGACGATAAAGTAAAACAGGAAAAGAATGAGATTTCCCCTCCTGAATTGGACAAGATGATGCTAACGGAACTCGATTTGTTACAATTTAGTAACAAGGAGCAACGTCCGTTTTCAAACAGACTGATTGAGTATCTTCTTAACAATGTGATTACTCCAAGAGATGAATGTTCTCTTGACATAAAGATTGCCCAACGAAATAGAATGACACAAACAGGTGTTTGGGATAATAATTTACGAAGAGCTGTTTATAGAGACTATCTTTTAAGTAAACACACAAGAAAAATTGACATCACCGGATATGTTGATAAAGATGTCGAAAATGCAATAATGAAAGGATACATGTAATGGCTGTAACATATAACAACAGATATAGTAGATATGTCATGCCAGACAACTATCTGTATCTATATCATGTGCCAAATAACAAAGGTACAATGGGTGTATGTATTTTGCTGCCAGCTTACGCTGACTCAGTAACTGATACCCAGAATGTTAACTTCAACTCGTCTACACCCCTTGCAAGGTCTGCCCCAATCTATTCTTATTCCAGTTCGGGTCCTCGTACTTTACAGGTATCATTCAATCTACACAGAGATATGATGAAGCAGATCAACTACGGTGTTAGCACAGCGATGATTGAAAACAACAGCAACGATGATTACACAGACCTTTTAATTAAATATATTCAAGCAGCCGCTCTTCCTACATATGAAGTAGCAAAGAAGATGGTAAATCCTCCTCAGGTTGCTTTAAGACTAGGTCAAGACCTGTTTATAAAAGGTGTTATAACAGGTTCTGTAGGCGTTACTTATCGTTATCCAATTCTAAGCGACGGTAAGTATGCATTAGTTGACGTCGCCTTTGGAGTAACCGAAACAGAGCCTTACGATGCCCTTATAGCTGCACAAATGGGCAGTTCCAGAGGGCTAAACACATCTCTTGCAAGAAATCTGTACGTAGCAGCACAGCCCTTTTCTGCTTATTCTAATCCGAGATGAGGTAGCGGTGTATGGATAAATTAACTAACAAAACTTATAAGAGTTATAAAAGAGTTTCTAGATATAGCTCATTTCCTTATTACTATAACAAGTCAGATGGAAAATATATCTACGGAACTACACGACACCTCGACAAAACAACTCCGTATACAGCATATGTTGTAAAAAAGAATGACACATATGACTCTCTATCTCTTGCTTTTTATAACTCTCCTGTATACTTTTGGGCAATATGTGATTTTAATAACATATCAGACCCATTTAGAAAGCCTGTTGAAGGAAGTACATTAAATATTCCAATTCTGTCGAGTATTGAATTTCAGTGAGGATTAGCCTATGCAAGTATATCAAGACATTGAGGGCAGCGGACTAAGAGCTAACGCTATAAACAGAACAAATCAAACAGTTGAACAACAGATATGGTCATTTTTCCGGTCTAAAGGGTACAGCTCTGAAGGCATCGCCGGTATAATGGGCAACTTCCAAGCAGAAAGTGCACTTATTGCAAACAATGTTCAAAACGGATATGGTTGGTCTGATGCTGACTATACTCAACAGGTAGATAGTGGAGCATACTCCAAAGATAAATTTGTTCACGATTCTATAGGATACGGACTTGCTCAATGGACTTGGTGGACATATAAAAGAGACCTTTATGAGCTTGCAAAACAACGTGGTACTTCAGTTGGAAATCTTGACACACAGTTAACCTTTGCTGACAATGCCTTTAGTAATGCATCTTGGGGAAATCAATTAAAGAGAGCTACGGACGTTCGTGCTGCTTGTGACTTAGTCCTTGAGCAATATGAACGTCCTGCTGTTTATAATTATGATGTTCGTAGATCTCATGCGTATGCTTTCTATAACAAGTACAGTGGGTACACTGCTCCTTATACATCTTCAACAAATTCATTATACGGAACAAGTCAACCCACTGCAACAGACAAAGCAATCCAGTGGGCAGTTGCTCAGTGCAATAAAGGTTATACGTACAGCATGACAAATAGATGGGGACCCACCTCATATGACTGTTCTGCTTTTATTATTTCTGCATGGAACAAAGCAGGCGTTCAAACAGGCGCTTCTTATACAGGCGACATGAAACGTTGTTTTGTAGCGAACGGGTTCACCGATGTTCGTTCCATGGTAAACATTGATAACGGAACCGGAATGCGAGCCGGAGACGTCCTTGTCTGGAATGCTACGGGCACATCTGGTGCAGGAGCTAACGGACATACTGCAATGTTTATTGGAAATGGTAGAATGGTCGAGTGTACTCCAACCGGTATAGCAACTAGAAATTATTACAGAGAATGTTCTTGGCAAGTTGTTCTTCGTTACAGAGATGCAGCTACAGGAGTTATAGGACCCGAAAATTCCGAGTCAACAGGCTCTTCCGTTGAAAATGCTTTCAATGAAGGTGTTAATAAATTAGGCAACGCAATAAGCGGAACCATTGACAACTGGAAGAAAACAATCTCTAACATTATTAGCAAACAACAATTTGATAATGACACTGATTTAAATAAAAAATACTCCTCTTATGCAGAATATGTTGAAGCACAGCGTAGATTAAGAAGTGCTGGTCCCGTAGACGAAGCAGAAGTTGTGAGAAGAGTTACAATAAATGAAACTCCTACAAACATTTCTACACAGCGTTCTACAGGACTACTGAGTGTAGGAACATTTGTTGAAAGTCCGTTTATCACTTTACAAATAGGAAACTACACATTTGGTACATATAAATATAGAAAGTCTGAAAATACTGTCAGGGTTGATTATCCTAACTATATGCAAAGTATCAATATAGTAAAAGTAAACGGTACAGTAAATCAGTACACAATCAACATGGTATATCAGATTGAACCTGGTCAAGACCCAAATCTACTGGACAAGATATTTAGTAGTGTTGGCTACGGTAAAATAAAAATAAGTTATGGTGATTACAGCTCGCCATCCTTCATATTCAGAGAAGAAGAAGCTATCATAACTAAACTGACTTCAAACATTGATTTTTCTTCTTCGAGAATAACATATACTCTGTTCTGTACTAGCAATGCTTTACAGTTAGCATCTCGTTCTTATAACTTCCCTGGAGTTGTTTGTAAGCCCAGCGACAAGATAATTGAAATCTTGTTCTCTGAAAAATATGGCTTGCGACAAGTCTTCACTGGAATGAAGAATAAGACCATTGCTAGAAGACTTATAGCTGGTGACGACAGAGAGACACATCTAGAACCTAAAGAGGGAATGAGCCCGATAACATATCTAAACTATCTTGTATCGGAAATGTCCCCCTCTGGTGACCAAACTACGTCTCTAGGAAAATCTACATATCACTTAACCATTGTTGATGATATAACAAACGAATACAATGGACCATACTTTAGAGTTGTAAAAGTTACAGCAGACGCTTCTGCGGAATCGTTAAGTGGCTCTGATGTATATGAAGTAGATGTTGGATATTCCGGATATGTAGGAGACACACCAAGTAACTATGTTATGAATTTCCAGATAGAAAATGATGATTCGTGGAGTCTACTATACAAATATTCTCAACAGATTCCTACAGAAGATTATGTATACAACATAGACAACGCAGGAAATGTTACAACGGAATACTCACCTAACTCAACAACTTCTAGCAGATATCATAAAACTACGCAGGCACAGAAAACTTGGTGGACACAGATGACACAATTCCCTGTCAAAGCGAAGTTAACACTTAAAGGTCTGTTACGTCCTGCTATGTTAATGAGCTATGTTAGAATAAACTCCTTATTCTATGGTCAACGTCACGTGTCTAGCGGATTGTATGTAATAACAAAGCAACAAGATATTGTAGATGCAAGTGGTTACAGAACAATTCTTTCGCTAACAAGAGTTACAGGTGACAATACTTTAACCTTTACCACTTCCAATTAAGAGGTGATGTAGTTGAGCGTAAAAGTTATAAATACGCAACGTATTACAACAATACTTCAAAATAAGAATAAAATAATAAATTATGTATACTGCCCTGCTTTTACTCCCTATTATTTTGATTCAAATCTAACAAGGTTTGCAGGGCAGTTAAGTTCCGACACAGCCTGCCAACAGATAAACACTTACTACGGAAAAGTTTCAATAGGAACGGGAACCTTCTTTATTAACAGTAACACAATTAAAGTAAGGACATTTTGAAGAGAGGGCTAGCATAGATGTTACAGAAAGCAATTATTGAAAAGAAACTAGATAAGTATTCCATGAAGGTTCGGATACCAGTATACAATAAAGTAAAGTCCGATCCTACAGCTACCCCTACAAATGAATTATACACAGCTACAATCCAAACCTTACCTGGTTGTAGCCCTAACTATCAAGAGGGCGATGTTGTTATTGTTGATTTTGAGAATGACGATCTTTCATTCCCAATCATAATTGGATTACTTTATCGTGAAGGTATGCCTGAAGGGTCTACCGACATCACAGCAGACTCTCTTGTAGTAAATGTAAATACAAATCTATCAGAAAATACGCTGATAGGTGAAGTCACTCCGGATTCCCTGAAAAAGCTGAACGATAAGTATTCCAACAATGTAAAAGCAATTTCAATTCAATACTCATTGTCTAACTATCAAGACCACTACGACAGCTTTAGTAATTGGTCTGAGCAAGCACCTCAGTATTGGCCTGGAAAGTTTATGTGGCAAAGAACAACTGTCACATATGAAGATGGAACTATCATGCGTAGTATGACCTGTATACAAGGAGCACAAGGTTCTGCAGGTTCAGGTGCTACAATCGAAGAAACGTATGTTAAGTATGCTATAAGTAGTAACGGTACAACTCCTCCTGATATTACACAAAGCGGAATATGGTTTCCTAACCCCCCAAAAACAACAGATGTTAACCCTTACTTATGGTCATGGACGTACACTAGATTTTCAGATGGTAAAACAAATAGTGCGTTTGGTGTCTCCCGTGTAAGTACAAACTCTGCAATAGTATATCTATATAAACGTTCTGTCGATGAGATTACAGCAATTGATTGGACAGAGAATCTTACATACGATTTTGATAACAAAAAATTAACTGCAGCACCAGCAGGCTGGAGTGAAGAGATTCCTTCTGGCTCAGAGCCTTTATACGTAACAGCAGCAACTGCAAGTTCTATAACAGCTCAAGCAACTATCCTTCCAGCAGAATGGTCAATTCCTACCTTATTTAGTACCAGTGGTCTTAATTCCAAAACAGTTCTCTTATATAAGCGTTATGGAAGTACCCCTGCAACTCCTTCAACTGCAGTGACCTATACATTTAGTACCGGAGCTATTCAACCTACCTCTCCTGATGGCTGGTCGTTAACCATTCCTAATACGGACGGCAATCCTTGTTATGTGACACAAGCAACAGCTATCGGATATGGAGATACTTATACGATTCAAAAGAATTCGTGGTCCGCTCCAACAGTGTTAGCTAAAGATGGTAACTCTGATTACATTGACCAACCTGTAGTAGATTGGTATATTGTAACAAACAATACTAACACCCCAACCTCTCCTACGGCGGACATTGAAGTAGAAACTGAATGGACGGATCTTGGTTGGACTCAGGACATGAGTTCTCTCGAACTTTCTGCAAGCAATAAATATCTGTGGAATGCAGAGGTTACACATTATACTATATCGGGATATATAAAAACAAGTCCTCATATTATAACAACCTTTGCAGAAACGGGAAAAGGTATTCAAGACATAGAAGACAAGTTCGCCTTGAACAACGACCCCGAAAATCCTCCCGCCAAAGGTTCAGCGGTTTGGGGAGACAACCCTATTACTCCTACACCACAGAATAAGTATTTGTGGAAGTACGAGATTATTCACTACACAACAGGAGACAGTAAAGAAACAACTCCTACAGTAATCTCGATGTATTCTGCACCTGGTGAGGAGGGTGCTCCTGGATTAAGTGCAGCTGCTGTTTTTCTTTACCAGCGAGCTGCATCTGCTAGCAGTATTACAAAGCCTACAGGAACACTAACATATACATTCGCAACAGGAACTTTATCAGGACAACTCGGTGGATGGAAACAATCAATTCCTGCCTCCGACGGAAATCCTTGTTTTGTTATACAGGCGACAGCCATCGGCACAGGCGAGACAGATACAATTTCTCCGTCAGAGTGGAGCAGTATTACTGAGTTAGTTTCAGATGGTAAAAATGGTACAGATGGTAAAGACGGCGAAGCAGGCATCGGAATTAAAACCACTACTATTGAGTATGCTGTTTTTGATAATGGTGTTCAGTTTCCTCAATCAGGTTGGCAGGCGGACATTCCAGAAGTTGCTCAAGGTAAATTCTTGTGGACAAGGACAACCATTGAGTATACAAATAACACATCTTCCGTATCTTATTCTGTAAGTAAGAATGGCGTAAATGGTACTGACGGTAGTCCGGGTGCTGACGGTGTAGGCATCAAACAGACAACAATTTCATATGTTGTTTCGGATAGTGGAACGGATATTCCACAAACAGGATGGAAGGATACAATTGATGCTACTGGGTCGGGTCAGTACTTATGGACACGAACAGTCATTGAATATACAGATGATACAAGCTCTACCTCCTACTCAGTAAGCAGAAATGGCACCAATGGTATTGACGGTAAAGACGGAACTGACGGTAGAAACTCCGCTGTTGTATATCTTTACAAGAGAGCTGACTCCGCAACAATTGACTGGACAAATGATTTAATATACAACTTTGACACAAAGTCAATAACCAATGTTCCTAAAGGTTGGTATGAAGAAATACCGTCTGGCACAGCTCCGATTTTTGTAACAGCAGCTACTGCATCTTCCAACACCAGTAACGATTCAATTCCCTCATCTGAGTGGGCAACACCTGTTATACTTGCGCAAAATGGGCAGAATGGTCAGGATGGTGCACCAGGAACTGACGGCACAAATGGTCTGAATACCGCTTCTATATTTCTTTACAAGAGAGCTTCTACAGACACGGGATTGACTAAACCAACAGTCAATTTAACATATACTTTTGCTACAGGAGAACTGTCAGGAAATCTTGCAGGATGGTCAAGAACAATTCCCGCATCTGATGGAAATCCGTGCTTTTCAATTCAAGCAACAGCTGTAAGTTCTGAAGCTACTGACACAATACTCCCTTCTGAATGGAGCTCAATTGTTAAATTAGTTGAAGACGGCGCACCGGGCCAAAATGGCACAGACGGTAAAGACGGTACAGATGGTACTAATGGTGTTAATACTGCCATTGTATACTTGTACAAACGTAGCGCAACTACTGCAACAATTAACTGGACTACTACCCTAACTTACAACTTTACGACAAAGAAGCTTACAACTGTTCCTACTGGGTGGAGTTCTACAATCCCTTCAGGAACAGACCCGTTATATGTTACAGCGGCAACAGCAGCGTCTGTAGAAAATACAGACACAATTACTCCAGACGAATGGGCAACACCTGTAATTCTAGTGCAGAATGGTCAAGACGGCGCAGATGGAACAAGTATTACAGCAGTCCTAAATTATTATCTAGCAACCAATGTAAGTACAGGTGTAACAAGAGACACGGAAGGCTGGACAACAGATATCCAGACAATAAGTTCTGACAAACCTTATTTATGGAATTATGAAGAGGTTAAATACAGCAACACAGTATCGACATATACAGACCCGTGTATTATAGGCGCATATGGCTCACAAGGCGAACCAGGTTCTGCTGGTGTTGGAATAACTAGCATTGTTGAGTATTACGCGCTTAGTGCCACAACAACTCGACCAACAACAGGATGGTCTACGAACCTTCCGTCAATGGATGCCACCAATAGATACCTCTGGAACTATTCTGTAATAACTTATACAAATGGCGACACGTCTGGTTCGGTAACAGATGCTTTAATCATCGGTGTATATGGAGACAGCGTTCTGTCTGTAGAAATTCAAGCAGATAACGGGACACTATTCAATGCAAAAGCTATGTCTACAACATTGAGTGCAGATGTTTATCTCGGAGTTAAACAACTAACAGTAAGTGCTACAGGTGTTGTAAAAGACGGGGCTACAACAATAGGACAGTTAAACTGGTTTGCTAAAGAGCGGTTTACTGGAAATGGAACATCAACAACATTTGACTTAGGTCTTGACATTTTAAATGCAACGACAAGTCCTAAAGTAGAAATTACAATAAACGGAACTACTACTACAGAATTTACAGTTGTTGATAAAGATACAATTAAATTCAATACAGCCCCTGCAGATGAAAGTATAATCCTAATTCAATATCTTACATCTACGTCGGATAAAGTTACAGTAACTAGAACTGATGTTAGAGGTCAAGTTGTAATAATCTGTAAAGTTGTATCTTCTTCAAAAACATTAACATTATCCGAAGTTACAATTAAAGATTTGAATGATACTAGCTCTTTAAAGAGTTGGTACATGTTAACTGTCGACAATGTTACATTTGTCTCTGCTCCCACCGTTGTATATGACGAGAATGATTCTTCTGTTGTTCCTACAGGTGAGTACAAAAACAAAGTTGGTGATGCTGAAGAAGTAACAGTGTCGTTTACTTGGCAGGATTCCGCTCCTATAGTAAACAGTGGTACAGTCAGTAAATTGTGCTACACTTTCCAGATGATTATCTTTTCTGATAATAGCTGTACTGCAGGAAATGTTGAAAGGTCAGCTGCATTTGATGCTGGTGTAGTAAGTTGGTTACAGGCGCAGGAAGCAAAAGATGCTGCAGATAACGCTCAATCATCTGCCGACAATGCCCAAAATACAGCAAATGATGCTTTAGACGGTACACACCAGAATGCAGAAAATATACAACATGTCCAGCAAACATTAACTGCTATAGACGGTGTCCTTGCTGCAAAACTCGACACAGTTACCTTTACTCCATATAAAGAGAACATTGACTCATTTATGCAGTTCGATATTCAGAACAGCACGATGACTCTTGGAAAAGGCAACTTCAAACAGCAAATGTCCCCTACAAAGAATAGTTTCATGGAAGGTTCTACCGAAGTAGCGTACATTTCTAACCAAGAATTGTATATAAACAATGCTACTGTGAATAACAAATTATCTTTAGACGAACAATGGGTTATAACATTCGATTCGTCAAGTGGATTGATAATAAAACATATCTAAACTACAAACGAGGGATAAAATATGAGTACTGTTTCATTATCATTTTATAAAGCCAGACAAGGTCTGCCCAATGTAGGATTAACATGGGTAGATTCAACAACAAATCCTATAGTGATGGGATACGACAACGCTAGCTTCTGGGACCAGGGTGTTGTTTATACGATGCCGATTTCAGTAACTGCAGGGTATCAAGTTACCGGGTTGAATTTCAACATTGGAAATATTGCCTCCAATGATAGCTATGAAAACGTAACGGTTTATGCGTTGATTTATGACTACGACCCTGTATCGGCGTTTAGTACTGAAGCTCCTAGCACTGCGGTTATCGGAAGATCCGTGGCCTGGATTAACGGTTGGGAAGGGACGGCAAATATTGTAGTAAATGTTCCCTGCAATATAACGTCCTCTGGAACATATTATATGTTTTTAACAACGAACGGGACAAATTCTCTTAACCCGTTTATGAAGGGTGTAACAAACATATCTTGTTCACTGAGTGAAATAAGGCCGGAAACCCCTGCAACCTCCATCAGTGTTTCTACAACGCTGTATATGGACCAGCAGTTTCAGATCGTATGGAATCCGTCCAGATCAGATTACAAGTATGATGTTTGGTACTCCTTTGTACATCATAGCGGAATGCAGTTAATCGGCGAAAAAGTTACGGGCGGGTCTATGTGGTATACTGCCCCCTCAGATTCTCTTGCAAGCAACATACCGAATGCTACTTCAGGGTCGTTCAGAATCTATGTATATTCTTATAACAGTGGCGGTGCTAAAGTAGGAGAAACTTCTGCGGAGTTCACGTTGAGCATCCCGACTAACAACCGACCTCCTACATGTGCCGCCGGATGGGCTTCTGCTACTTATGAAGTTAAAGCAGGAAACTGTGTGGCGGGCTTTAGTGAGGTAAAGGCTACACTAGATACAAGTAAAATAACCTGTAACTATGGCTCCACATTAAGAGAAGTTAGAATAAGCTGTAATTCATTCAATACCAGCATAACTGAATCAGGAACGTTTAATCTGGGAAAAGCAATTACTGGTAACAATATTGTAACTATAACAGCATATGACTCTCGAGGGTTGGGCACAACTTATACTAAAACGATTGTCGGTAAAGCGTACTACCCTCCATCATTTAACAGCCTGTCTGTAATACGATGTGACTCCTCTGGTAACGAATCTTCTTCGGGAACTTACTATGCAGTAACACCGTCAGTTTCACATACTTCATACGATGGAAATAACTGGCTGTTGATAAGGACTCGTTGGCAAGTGTTTGGAGGTTCGTACAGCGATTATACCGACATACAGAACAATGTGAAATCAGATCCTGTTGGGGGAGGAAACATTGCAACAACAGCCTCGTATCTGATTGAAGTACTGGCTATTGACTCTTTTGGGCAAACTTCTACTCAAACACGTACTTTAACAAATACAAGTGTTGCTGCAACTCTTAATTTAAAGTCCAATGGCCTTGGAGCTGCATTCTTCGGACTTTCGTCAACTGACAAAGAGTTAACTGTCTTCGGAAGAGTAGGTGTAAACTCACCCACAAACTTAGGATTTGCACAGTACAATGCTGACGGTGCTCTTCTTCTGGCTTCAGGAGATGCTTGGGGATCTGGCAATGGTATATATAAAGGAAACGGAGACGGCATCAAAATGGGGGCAGACGGATTTTGCAACATCGCTATTAAATCTTGGTACGGTATAGGATTTGTTGATGGTAACGGAGATTCTGGAGTTGCTGCAGGAGTTGATTGCAGATTAGGAGACGTGTATGCAAGAAGAGATGTTAGAGCAGGGTCTTGGGTATATGGACAACGGCTACAACTTGAATCAGAAAATGGAAACGGGGTTGTTAGACCAAAAGGCGGAGCTTCAAGCTGGGGAGGTGCACGTGACCAGGCATTAGTAAGAAATGCTGACTTTGATGCATCTAAACAGGCATTCTGGCCCGTTACTTCTTCAAAATGTAACATAGGAACTTGGGAGGTCGGGTCACTAGGAAACGATTACTACTTCAGTTTTGTTTCAGATGAAAACTATAATGCGGGAAATAACAAAGCAGAAACTTCAATTCGTATGGGAACTGACGGGTCAATGTTCGCGAAGTATTTCTATGCGGGGGAGGGTGGATTCTTCTTAGACAACAATTATTTGTCTAATAGTTGTGGTACCGCAGAGCCTTCTGGTTGGTGGAGCGGAAAATTGTATTTTCAGTATTCTTAAGGAGGAAAACTAATGCCGACAGTTAATCTGACAGTTACAGACGAGGTTGTAGTTACAATGGCGGCTGCCAATGCTAATTACTCTGAAAATAGTCATCCGGCGGTGGGTCATTCGGGATCTCCTTGGAACGATGTGTTGGGTAATGGGTACATCTATTATTACGACTTCTACTTTGTCCTGCCCAGCAATGCTCGTATAAACAGTGTTACTATAACCTGTGGAGTTTCTAACAAATATACTAATAATTACAATACGAACCCGTTAAGGTTCTGGGATAGAACCGCATATGTTTTGTCCAACGAGACTTCCTTTTCTCAAGGACAAACTGGTTACATACAATGGTCCCCCACACAAGGGTTAACATCGGGACAGGCTCATTATATGCGTGTTGAATTAAACACTAATGGGAATGTGTATTATGGTGTTAATGAAATCACATATGTTACGGTTACGTGTGATTATACACTACTTGGGGGAACTTGGTTGAATGTGAGTGGAACATGGAAACGAGTACAGCCTTGGCTTAATGTTAATGGAACATGGAAAAGAGTAACTATCTGGTTGAATGTAAATGGAACCTGGAAACGATGTGGATAGCAAAATATTGTATCAATAAACAACAATAGTATATTAGGAGTGTATTTATGGCGTTATATTCTTTAGCTTTTCCTAATATGTTTTCTAGTGAAAGCGTTAACTTATATAAAGACAAACAGGCTACATTAACAAATCTCAAGCTCTTGCTTGCGACAGAAGCCACTTCTTTATTCGGAGACCCCGGATACGGAACAAGACTTATGCAAACAATATATTCTCAAAATGATTTTGTATTGAGGGACTTAGTTATTGACGAAATATACACGGCAATTAAGACTTATATGCCGCAGATGCTTGTTGAAAGAAAAGACATTTCGATTATTGCTGAAGATGATAAGTTGTATGCTGAAATAAAAGCTGTTAGTGCAACTGATTATACTTTAGATTTATATAGAATACAACTGACAGACACAGAAGAAATCTAAGCAGTAGAATTGGAGAATGTAGATGAGTATACAAAATCCATTAGGACCTCTTAGTTATACAAACAAAGATTTTGAAAGTGTATACGTAGAGTTACTAGACCTAGTTAAGAAATTAACATATAAGTGGGACCCCTCGGTGTCAAATGAATCTGACCCTGGGGTTATTCTGCTTAAACTGAATGCTTTAATAGCGGACAAGATAAACTATAACATCGACAATAACATTCTTGAATGTTTTCCAGAAACTGTTTCGCAGTTGTCCAACGCTCGACAACTATTTGCACAGTTAGGCTATTTCATGAAATGGTACCGTTCCGCTTCTACCATTATATCTATGAAGTATATAGGGGATACAACAGAAGTACCGTCTTATACAATTCCTAAGTTTACTATGGTGACAGACAGTGAACGTGAAATCATTTATTCCATTATCGGAACGTCCGGCACGCAAGAAATCGACCGAAGCGTTAGTGATGTTCATCTTTTAACTGACGGAACAATTTCTTCTGCAGTTGTTATGGAAGGTGTTGCTACAACTTATTCAATAAATGGTGAAACAAACATCAATGTTTCTCATTTGGATACGAAGAATAGGTTGTATTTTGATACCAACATGATAGCAGAAAACGGAATCTTCATAACAAACTCTGACAACACCAATTACAATGAGTGGGTAAAGAAGGACAATCTGTTAGTAGAAGAACCGGGACAGACAATCTATCGTTTCGGAACAACGTCAGACGGTGCATATTGCTATCTGGAATTCCCCGAAGATGCTGAGCTACTATTTAAAAACGGCATCAACATAACATATCTTAGAACAGATGGTCTTGCGGGAAATGTTGCGGCAAATGTACTTACTGACTTCTATTATTCATTTGCCCCTGTTGAAGACACCTCTGTAACCATCAACGCAGACAGAGTAAAGGTAATGAATATCTACAGTGCAGTTGACGGGAAAGACCCGGAAACTATTGAAGATGGATACAAACATTACAAGAGAACTATAGGAACATTTGATACCCTTGTAACATTAAGAGACTACCTGAATTATTTACTCAATTCTGAACTTGTTTCTAATGGTTTTGTTTGCGACAGAACAAACGATTTACAGAATACTTACAACATAGTTACACTTAAAGATAGTATTCTATCCTCTGTACATGTTATTGAAAAAGATGCTATTCCTGGGTATCTGTCAGGAACAACATTTTATGCAGGAAAAGTAGGAACAATATACTACAATGCGTATACAGCGGAGCAGATAGGAACATCTTATTGCTACGACCTCGATTCTGGTAAAGTATACAATCTTGTTAAAGGAGCATTTGACGAAGTTTCTTCAACACCAAACTTTGATGCCTTTTCATTAAAGTTATATCTTTTACAGTATATGCCAGCAGTTACAACAGCTGCTGCACACAGTTTAACATTTAATATGTTAAGTAACAATCAACAGGATACTGTTAAAGATTATTTGCAAGATGTCAAGTCTTTACAACATGATTTCAAAAATCTTGAGTCACCTAGTAGCGTATCGTCTCACTTCTGCTTTTTCAAGAATAAGTTTCCGATTGATTGTCGTATTACAACACAGTACCCATTAAGTTCCGTTGAAGCTTCTGACATGATGGGAACTATAAAATCCGCCCTGTATAATAAGTTGAGTTCAAAAGAACTTGATTTTGGGTCAGAAGTAACACTGGAAAAAGTAAAAGAAATTATTCAAGCTTCTGATGCAAGAATAAAAGATGTAAACATGGCAAATATAGAGTTTACTACATATGCTGTGTATTACGATAAAAATCTAGTTGACACAGGCTACCCATTTGTTGAAGTAGCAATCAACACCCCAGAAGATAAAGTTGACATATCATATCAGTTTACGAACGAGTCTGTTCCTATTGCCGACCCTCAAGTGTTTATGCGGAAAGCAGGCGAGACAAACTACGAGCCTATTACGTTTGTTTATAGTAGTCCAAACTGGAAACTAAACACAACAAATGTTAATTTAACAGATTATGGTATCTACTTCAAGTATGAAGAGACATTTATTGCAACAGCAAATCAAACACAGTTCACTGTAGCTTACGCAGTAAATCGTATAGAGAGTGTTACCCGTAGTAGAGTTGAGTTATCGGGATCAACCTTTAGTAATAAAGTTGTTACTTTACCGTCTCCGTCATCTACTGGAGTTCCTGTTGTTATTACTTATTGGTCGACTGAAGGGTCAAATATTGTAACTGGTGACAAAATTACGGCACGTATCTCTTATAAGACACAGTTTGAAGATGAGATATATGCTAAGTCTATACTTGCCGGAAAAACTCCGTTAATCATTTCCGGAAATAAATACACACATCGTTTTGACCAGACTTACAACAGCAACCGTCCAAACAATGAAGCACAAGATAAATATGAAGTAAACGATGTTAAATATGTAAGAACTAATGTTGACATAGCTGTGAGTAACACTTCAAATGAGTATACACTCAGAGACAATGAAAGCATTCAGTTCTACTCACCAAACCTGATAGATGCAACAAGTTATTCAAACTATGTTAAGTTTGAGTTCTATACACCCAATGCTTCTAGTAAAGTAATAAACGCTAATACAAACTATCAGTTACTCCCAAATGAGTATTTGTTCCTGTACTGGAAAGATAGCGACAACAAAGATGCTTACTACAGATTTGCTAGTTATGGTAAAGGTCATATCGTCTGTCCTACATTTGAACTGACCTCTAGTAATACGTCTGTTGGAGGAGCTTTCTTACAGTCAGAAACAGACTTGAGCCCGAATAATTACACCAGTACGGACAATATGGGATACCTAGCAGATCTTTCAAGTGCAGTTGGTCTAAACTTGAATTCTGCTGCAAATATCTTGTCAGGCACAAAAACTCTTGTCATCAAGAAAATAAATGAAGTTACTATCAACTCTTCTGATGGTTGTTATTGTTACTGGATACTAAACGAAACAACTGAAGATTTACAGTATTATGAATTTCCCGTAAACCACGGAAATGATACAACACACGACAGGTTATTAGATGCAGGAGAGTATTTCATATATTCAAATGCTGACCTGAGCGAGATGTCAATTCTGGGTTCCGGAACAAGAGTTCACGTTGTAGAGCCTAACACAGAAATAAATATGTGGAGAGTTAAAGTTCTAGATTCTTCTGTTATCTTAAACTCTGGCGCATCTGCTCTTGCTAACTACTGGAAAGAAATTCCAACAAATGGATATGTAGAGTTAACAGAGAATAAGATATACACATTGAATGCAGGAACAAAATTCAGGCTTGTGAATGACAATCTTGCATCTTGGTCTAGAGTATTCAATCGAGGCGGTGTAAAGTCAGGATCAAATGTAACTCCACACACAACATCTAAAACAGTTAATTCCTGGGTTGACGGTACAAGCAATACAATAACATTTACTCAAACAAGTGTTACAGGAATTGTGTCCGTTGTTTATACGACAACAGGGGAAGGTGCCGTAACAGTTACCAACTATACCTTCAATCAAGGAGCTCAAACCTGCACAGTTGATACAGGTGTTATTCCGAATGGCGCAACAGTAGTTGTTACATACACCTACGCAGAGAATACAACTGACCCAACTTCGTTGACATTACAAGGATTTACAATCGGGTACCAGAGCCCAGAAGATAACGCTTGGGTGTTTCTACCTCAGATGGAGCTTCAGAATAGTAGTGGAAATGTTGTCTCTTGGAATGCGCAATCGTTGTTAAACCTGAAGGTTGGTCCGGACACAGAACGAGTACTCCTGTCAAATCAGACCATTGAATTCCAAACAGCAAATGCTTCTGATTTTTCTTCTTATGTAATAACGGGTGCAGATAAAGAGTCCAATAACTATTATCAAACAGCTCTTATTTCTTCAATGTCTATTGATTCTGATGGTAGTTCGGATAAACTTCCTACCTATATTGTAGACAGCGAAGGAAATAGACGTTATATGAATCTTCTTGTCTACCAGAAGCAACTTTCCACAGATACTGTTGTATATGGAAAAGACGATGTTAAGATTAAATTGGTTGCGGGAGCTTCCGGAAAAACAGCTACAATTCAGTTCATTCTTCCTAAGGGAAGATACTTGATTCCGTTTAGTAATACAAATAAGTTCCCTGACAATGATTCGTTGACAATACAGTTTGATGGAGAAAATCTAACTTCTCTTAACTCAACACAAACTGATTTGAAGGGACAACGTACATATTACTTAACATTTGAAGTTACAGACGATACTATTACGAGCAATCATCAGTTAACCGTTACCAGAACAATGTCAACAGAAGAAGTTACAATAACGCTTCAGAACCCGTTCTTGTATACGCATCCTGACAGTATTAGCGAAGAGTATTTTGAACGTATGTTAACGTTGATTCCAAGATTTGATGTAGACAACATATTCAACTACACATATCAAGTAGATGACGATGAGTTGATTGCAAATCCTCTCGAAGCTGCTTCCTTCCTAAATACGAATCACATCTATAACAAGTTCACAATATGTCAGTTTGACTCTTCCGACAAAACTTCAATCTATATAGCAGGTAAGAGATAATGAGTATAATAAATGTACAAGAAATGACTCCTCAGATCTACACTGAGGAGTCAAGAGACTTTCAGCTTTTGTCTCGTTTATATGATTGTGTATTCAATGGAATGAAATTCGATACGGATTCAATTGTAGAATTGATAGATACGCAACAGTGTAGAACTAGTATATTACAACTACTACAAACTAAATTAGGCTTCTTTACTGAAAAGAAAATAGACGACGAAAAACTCCGTAAAGTTCTAGAATGTTTCCCGATCCTAGTAAAGAATAAAGGGTCGTTAAAAGCAATAAAAGAAACGTTATACTTGTTCTTAAGAATGTATTCCGTTTCTTCTGATTTGGAAGTTTACTACTTAAAAACCCCATACAGTAAACCTTTTTCTGAAGCAATGCCTTGTGTGTTAGCAAATGGAAAATTTCCAGAAAACAACAGCTTAGTAGTAAAAATACACTCATTTTCAACAAAACCCGACATTACAGTACTAGAAGAAATTTTTCGCTATATTCTGCCTGCCGGTATAAATTACTACATAGAATTTGATAAGAACGTCGAACTTCCCGATATTGTATTGTATAATGTAGACTCCGCAGAGTTAATCTTTGTTTCGGATAACTTGAATGCTGAAGTAAGGGGAACTCCTCAAGGGATGTCAAATGCGGAAACTAAATACCGTGTGGGTGCAGCAAACACTGCCCCTGTCATTTCTACAACAAGTTACAACAGCCCAAGATTTGTTGGATACTACACCAAACTGGAAGACGCAGAAAATTACATAAATACTCTTACAGAAAAGTTGTATACCGTAGCAATAGTAAACGATGCTATGGGCAGGGGAGAGCCTGTTATTGTAACTGGAATAGATGCTGAGAATGGAAACTTAGAATTTGGAAGAATTGATTTCAAGGGAACTGTTCCGTCAATTCCTCGTTCAAGAAGGACTTCTCGTAAAAAAACAATTGAACTGAAAGCACAACTAGGTCTCCCACAAATCTCTCTAGTATACTGTGAGGGAAAATACTACTTACAGTTAAACGGTGTATGGGAAGAGTGTAATTTTGCAAGATATATACTACAAGCCTACGGATTGGAAGATCCAGATCGGAGAACGAAGTGAAAAATATAACTGAAACTTGGTACAATGGAAATGTTAATGTAAAATTAAAAATAAAGGACCGAGTATTCTCCTTCCAGTCCCACAATGAAGGACTGCCTGCTTTGTTTGAGTCTTTTGCAAGAATAATGAGCGGAAACTACCGAGGGGATTGTGACATTCCGAAGTACATTGACGTAAGAAAGCTAGTACCTGGCAGTACCAATGACTTCCTGTCCTATTTAACAATAAATAGACTTCCGTTAACAGGAGCAAGCTGGAAGGTAGACAATCAAGGAAGATTTGTTGCTAACTTTACAGCGGTAATCTCAAGCGATATGTTATACGCCGCTGTTCCTGTTGATTCTACAGATGTGTTCATGTTATATCTAGTGACGGACACAGAAGATAAAACAGGAAAAAGAGATTTGGCAAGACTAGAAATTCCAGCAGAACAGTTGTCAAGAATTGTCCCTGGTGTAAATGCTATAATTGAATGGGCAATGAGAATGACAAACCCAGATGAAGGCTAAGGAGAAATAAATGGCAACGATAACTTCAAACAAAATAAATGTATTCCCAGCAACAAGACGTGGCGGGAGTAAACCCCTTGCTAAGCTGATGTCAGAACAAGCACTTGTTGGTATTACAAACAAACTAATTGATTTAGACGGATTCGTCATATCCGATGTAGATGTATTAACAGATGATGCGCCTCTAGAATTTAATCTATTTGGATATTATTTCCGTATTGAAGACCCTGTAAGTTCTATCGGGCTAGGAACTACCTACACCTCTGGTAGTGTATATGCTCATATAGAATTAGTTTCAGCAACAGCTGACGACGGTCTTGTATATAACGAACTGTGGGGGCAAGACGACAATAATCTTTACACAGGCCTTGTAATTGACAATGCCCTTGAGTATACAGCACAACATTCAGGTGTTGTAAAGACCCTTAAGTTGGCGCAACTAGATAACGACGGAAGTTGGAAAGTTCCCGAAGAAAGTAAGATTCGGTTCTCTAAAGACTCACTTGACCTGTCAGTTATTGACGGCGGAGTTATTGAATAACTAAAATATACACGCTACTTGAGGGCATCTGTAATGGATGTCCTCATTTTGTTGTATAGAAAGTAAACATAAGTTCTTAACTAAGTAAACGGCTTGTTCTTTACTAAGTTAACAGCCTGTTCTTAACTAAGTTAGGACAAATAATAACAATATAAAATTAACAAATAATAGTATTAAATTATATATTTTGAAATTAAGAAATTTCAAGTTGATTTCAGTATCTATATATAATAGAATATTATTGTAGAAAACAGGAGCTTATAGAATGAAAAGAACAGTTATAACTTGCCCACGTTGTGGTGCAGAATATTTGGCACAAGAAATCTATTTACCTACAGCTTTTTTTGGAAAGGCTAACTATATTGAAAGATCCGGAGACACTCATAAGATTTTAGAAGTTTACGGAACAGATATAGACACGGAAGAATGTTATACATGTAACTATTGTGATACTCCATTCAGAATAAGCGCAAAGATTAGTTTTAGTGCTAAAGAAGATACAGACCATAATTTCAACGAAGATTATACAACTATATTAGCCACGGATAAAATTCTACTCCCAGAAGATTGATATATCATTATTTTTAAGGAGTGTTTAAAATGTTATCCAGCCTTCTTCTGATTATACTGATGGCACTAGTAGAGAATGAAATTGTTTCTTATCTCTGCTTGATTCTTATTGGTATCAGATGTGTAAGTTGGATAGCAAAACATGTCCCGAAATAAAGAAAGGGGTAATATTTTTGAACAGGACTTCAGAATATCGTCGTTTTCGTGAAGAAGTATATCAGCAGAAACTTAAAAGATTGCTTAGTGATTCTCCGTCTGTAGCTGTTTGGTGGAACAACTATTACAACAGAAAGTATCTTAAACAGTATTACTATGGTAGCCCTTATCACAAGAAGATGTCTCATAAGTGTGTTCGGAGAATTGATTTCGAGGAAACTAAATCTAAAGGAAACCTTCATCGGAAATATTACGACTATAAATGGCGTATCAGTTGATGTTTGACGACGCAACGGGGGTAGCTGACATTTTCTTCTATTTGAAAGGTTAGGTTACCTTTGTCAGCTACCTTTCTTATATACCCCTTATAAAAGGAGATAAATTGTTTGATAACGATTGAAGAAAAATTAAACAGCAAGGTTCCCGGCACCTCTTCTCTGTATGTTAGCTTTGAGTACAACAAAGACATTATAGAAGCACTTAAAAACAGTGTTACTGTAGCTAACTATGACAAGAAAAGTAAGATGTGGGAAGTCCCTGTTACTGACCTTGCTTCAATTATAAATAGTGTTAATGTTTTTGACGATATTGAGTTAAAGTTGAAGCCTGATGAAAAGAAACATCCTGTTAAAGATGTTCAACTTAGCGAGTTTAAAACAACTCCGTTTCCATATCAAGCCGACGGGATAAAATTTGGCCTGTCTCATGATAAATGGCTACTTCTTGACGCACCCGGTCTTGGAAAAGCCGTTAGTTTAGATACTAGTGTGTATACTCCTACGGGTAAAACCACAATGGGAGAATTAAAAGTAGGAGATTTTGTTATAGACAAAGAGGGCAATCCTTGCAAAGTGTTAGCAGTGTATGACCACGATAACCTGAATATGTACAGAGTTACATTCACAGATGGCTTAACTGTTGACTGTTGCGAAGACCATTTGTGGTTATTATCCGACGGAAGAGTTGTTCCTACTAAGTGGTTTCTTGAGAATGATTGTAGAAAATCTTACAGACGTATTGACTCAAAAGAAACGCCTTACTATGTGCCCCTAACAAAACCCATTCAGTTTGTTCATCAAAATGTCCCAATTCAACCCTATTTGTTAGGGGTCTTACTTGGTGACGGTAGCATCTCAAAATCCATTGATATTACAACTGTGGATGAACATATTGTAAACAAAGTAAGGGAAAACCTTCCCGAAGATTTACAGTTGAAAAAGTGCGCCCCAATATCCTATAGAATATGCCAGAAAGAGGGACAAGTTATTACAAACAGAGGTTACGTATGGTATGCGGACGGCGTTAGAATTGGGTCAGGTAAAGAGGTGTGCAGATATCTAGGGTTGCCGACAGATAATACTAATCTTATGTATAAAAAATTGGACGAAATAAAATATAGTATTAATCAAAACAGTTTATATGCCGGGTCTAGGTGGTCGTACAGAAGAGAAGCTGGAAATCCCTTGCATCAAGACCTTCTTGACCTGGGATTGTTTGGTTGTACTTCTCACACCAAATTTATTCCTGATGTCTATAAGTACAACACTGTTGAAGTTAGAATGGACGTTCTTCGAGGACTGTTTGACACAGATGGTTATGCTGCTAAGGATAATCACTTAGATTACTCAACTGTCTCTGAGAAATTGTGTGACGATGTTCGTGAAATTGTAGAGTCCCTAGGAGGAATATGTCATAAACATGTAGGACAAGCTAAATATAACGGGAAGTGTACAGGATTGTCCTATAGTCTAACCATACGTGTAGCCGACCCTTCCTTGTTTGTAACCCTGCCACGTAAGAAAGAGTTGTTAAGAGCAAGAAGCAATGGAGGTAATCCGAGAAGGCGGTTTGCTAAAATTGAGCCCATAACTTTGAAAGTTGGACGATGTATTACTGTTGACAGCCCTTCAAAGACGTATCTAATCGAAGGGTGCTGTGTAACACATAATACGTTGCAGATGCTTTACTTGGCTCTCGAACTGAAAAAGCGTGAAGGGATTGAGCACTGTTTAATTATTTGTGGTGTTAACAACCTTAAATTCAACTGGAAAAGAGAAATTGAAAAACATACTAAGGAAAGTTGTTACATATTAGGTCAACGTATTACAAAATCTGGTAAATTCACAATCGGAAGTGTGAATGACAGAGTTGCTGATCTAAACAGGACCATTGATGAATTCTTTGTTGTAACAAACATTGAAACTTTAAGAGATGCAAATGTTGTAAAAGGAATCAATAAAGGCGCAAATAAGTTCGACCTCATTATCATTGATGAAGTCCATCGTTGTAAGAATCCTACAGCTGTTCAGTCTAAGAATTTTCTGAAGTTAACTTCTGCAAAGTATCGAGTAGCTTTAACGGGAACGTTACTTCTTAATAGTCCTCTTGATGCTTACATTCCATTGAAGTGGATTGGTAAGGAACATTGCAGTTTTAGTAACTTTAAGTATTACTACTGTAACTATACAGGGTTCTTCAACAACGATTTTGTAGGTTACAGAAATGTTGATACGTTAAAGGAACAGCTTAACGAGTGTTCACTAAGAAGAACGAAAGATCTTCTTGACCTCCCAGAAAAGACAATAATTACGCAGATTGTAGAAATGAACCCCACACAGGAAACATTCTACTCCAACATTCAAGCAGGTATTGTTGACCAGGTCGACAAAGTAGATATGTCTACAGCAAACATTTTGTCAATGGTAGCTCGGTTACGGCAGGCTACAGAATGTCCCTCTGTTCTTACAACAGAAAGTATAAAGTCTGAAAAAGTTTCTGTTGCAGAAGATCTCGTAGAACAGATTGTGTCGGGTGACGAAAAAGTTGTTGTATTCAGTACATTTAAAGACACTTTAAATACGCTAAAGGAAGACCTCAAACAGTATAAACCGCTACTTTGTACAGGCGATGTTCCTGATGTTATCATAAACGAGAACATAGAGAAATTTCAAAATGACAATGAACACATGGTAATGCTCTGTACAACTAGTAAGATGGGTACGGGTGTTACACTAAATAGAGCAACACATGCAATCTTTGTTAGTAACCCTTGGACGGCAGCAGATTGTCAGCAATGTGAAGACCGTATTCACAGAATTGGTTCAAAGAAGCCCGTTTTCATTCACTATCTTATTAGCAATAACACCATTGACCAGAGAGTTGATGAGTTAGTCCATGACAAGGGAGCAATTAGCGATTACATTATTGATGATAAGATAGAAGAACGAAGCATCGACAGCCTCCGAAAATACATACAGGGTCTTACTGTATGATGTTAGTTGATTTATGTTACCTCTTATTATAAAATAAGAGTGTAAAATAAATAAAGGAGTTGTTCCAGATGACGACCTACGCCATTAAAGTACAGAATACGATGAGATCCACGAACCCCCGTTATAACACTGAAGGTCCTATGACACTTTATCATTATATCGGAAGGAATGGTTGGATGTCTGGGCAGCCTATGTATGAGGGGTACTCCACCCTTCGTGGTGCTAAGATCGGGTTGGCAGCTTACATGAAACAGCATGAGGACTTCATCAAGACGCCGCTGTACAAGGACGGGTTCTGGGACGAAGTTGTTATCGGCATTGTTCCGATGAACGGCGAGCATGAAATCACTTCTGAGGAGATGCAACAACTACACCTCCTCAGTTTAATATAAGAATAATGGAGTTTTCACATATGGTAGAAACAGATGTACTTCAGAAGCTGTTTAGAGCATTTCCCAATTCTGTGATAAATCATTCTCTTGAGTTTGTTGCAGATGTTAACCCTCGAGTTAATTCTTATTTCTGTTTATTAAACTGTAACTCTGAAGGAAATGTACCGTACTGTTTGTGTAGTCGATGCAACAAACCCATAAAGAACATTCTGTATGTTGTTCAGAGTGATAGCACTGATATCGAGATGCTGTATCTTGGAGCAGATTGTGTTAAACATCTCGACTAAGAAATGGTGCCGTTTAATGGCTGGAACTAAGGAGGGTTGAAAATGGATGAATATATCAACAAGCAAGCTGTCGACGTTGCGCCTGTCCGTCATGGACGTTGGGAAAATGGCAACCCCATTTGCCCCGTGTGCGGTGAAGATAAGTTTAAGGATTTAGACGCCGACATTTGGAGCGACTGGAAGCCCCCATTTTGTCCCAATTGTGGTGCAAGAATGGACGATGTGGAAAAATGAACGGTTTTGGAGCTTGGAGAAAGGACGGCAAAGAAAATGACAAAACTTGACCTTGTAGAGAAAGCAATCAATTTTGCAATGAACGACTTGTGCGGAAGTCATCTTGATATGCCTTGCGGATGTGATGGGTGCCCTTATGGAAATGTCCGTAGAGACGATGATGGCAACCCCGATTGCAGGGGATTTGTTCTTGACGAGTTTATTAACAAGTATCATGACGAATTTAAGGAGAAGAAAGAAAATGAAAGCTATGTTGTCCCAGCCGATGGCTGGAAAAACGGAACAAGAGATCATTGAAACACGAAATCGTGCTATTGCTGAGCTGGAACGACGCGGGTATGAAGTAGTGAACACACTTTTTACGGATGAATGGTATAGCCATGAAAAAATGGCGGATCGAGGCGTTGTTCAGATCCCGCTTTGTTTTCTTGCAAAATCGCTAGAGAATATGAGTCTCTGTCATGCTGCTTATTTCTGTACTGGCTGGGAGAATGCGCGAGGCTGCCGAATTGAACATGACGCAGCGGTTGCTTACGGGCTTGAGGTGATAGAGGAATGAGGTTGACTGACGCAGATGCCCTGAAATTAGCTATCCCGGAAACAAGCGTTGACGCATTTCAGAATTGTAGAAACTGCACCCTTCTTAGTAAAGAACAGGTACTTGAACTTATCGATGCAGCGCCTACAATAGAGGTTGACCGTCCCACCCGCAGCCAATTCAAGCGTATGGCGGTGCAACTAGGCTATGAGAAAGTAGTTTACTGTAAGTATTGCAAACACCGGGACCCCGAAAGCAAGCGTTGTGATTGTGGCTGTTGGCACTACCCGTTTATTACACGCGATACTGATTTTTGTCCTTACGGAGATGTTTTGACGAATACGAACTACGAACCCGTAGAACCTGATATGAGTTATAACCTAGTTGAAAAGTCGGCACATAGTATAGTATAATAGAAACATAAAATAAAAGGGAGAACTACTCAATGAATCTTCAAGTCTGTGCTCCGCACCAAGAGTGTGTTTATAATTGTCCGTTTTGTGTTGCTCGTGGGCATAAGCATAAGTATCAGTTTAAGGATATTTATAAAGACGGACTTAATCAAGACTATTTTAACGCACTGAAGCGCACAATTAAAAATTGTAATATCGACACCGTCATTATCACCGGCGAATGCGACCCAACTCAGAATATGCGCTGGGCGCGTAAAGTTGCGGAAGTCGCAAAATCTTGTGGAGTTAAGACTGAAATCCAGACACACAACCTCTCAATGAAAATTGAGCAACTTGATTTTGTTGATGTAGTCAGTTATTCTATCACTAATGCACGCGAATATCTTTCTTCTTGGCAATGCATAAACAACTATCACGGTGATGCAACTTCCCGTATGGTAATTATTCTCACAAAAGAATTGAATTTCTTAAATGAAAATAATTTCTGTCGTATGGGTTTTGACCAAGTTACTTTTAAATCTCTCAACTATGGTGAAGACGAAAAAATAAATAAGTGGATTGATGAGAACACTATTGAACTTGGTCAATTTAAAGATATTGTAAGTTCTCGCAATGGCAGTAAATTTTCTATCCGTCTTGACACCACTTGTCAAGATGCCACGGGTCGATATCTTATTTTTAGAAGCGACGGAATGGTTTACGACAGTTGGGAAAGTGATAGAGGCATATGGATTGGTGGAAGCAACAATGAGTAAATTGTACTTGATGACTGGTGTTAGTGGCTCCGGTAAAACCACTTTTGCCAAAGAATTTGCTCATAAGAATAATCTTCGTTGTCTTAATATTGACAATTTTTATTATGCCACTTTCGGCGATGAAAATGTACATAAGCACGAATTTGACGTATGGATGATGTTTTATCGTGCAATTGAACTAGCTTCGCGAGACAATGTTGATATAATTATTGACACCAACGCACCGACCATCTCCAATAGGGACGAAATCTATAATTGGTTTGGTCATATGTTCACGGAAAACTATATGATTTATATATACGCCCCTATTGAATTATGTTTGAAAAATAATTCAAGTCGTAAACGAATAATCCCGCAAAACGAATTGATAAAAATGTATAACGACTACGAACGCCCACAACTGGATGAGGCTCGTAAATGGGATAAAATTTACGAAATTTGTAATAACAATAATGTATTTAGTGAAATGAACGAAATTTGTACAAATGAGATAACTATCTGTTGAATGGAGTAACAAATATGATAAAACCTAAACCGTGTCCTTTCTGTGGCAGTACCCCGTACATCAGGGAGATTGTTTTTTGCGATCTGCCCGCCGCAGTAGCAGCCGATGACGGCTTGATTGAGTACATCAAAAAATATCGAGTGATTTGCGACAACGCCGTCTGTTTTTGTCATCAGCAAACACGGCTTTTCTCTACGCCAGAAAAAGCAATTGAAGCATGGAATAGGAGGGTTGACAATGACTGAATACTTAGAACGAGAAGTGGCGGTTATGCGATTAATGCAGGACGGGTGTAGCGCAAAAAACGTACAGACCATAATGACGCTTCCCGCCGTTGATGTTGAAAAATCTCAGATGGATACCACACCTTCGCAGATTTGTATGAGCAAAGGCTTATTCTGTCTGCCGCTCTTGCCAAAAACAATCCGCATGCATGGAAAAGCAAGCGGCATGAGGACGGCAGTGTTCCTTTCGGCGGGGGATGGTTCATCATGGGTTTTGACACCGACGAAGGATGTTACACATACCACTATGAATTGAAAGACTGGGATCTGTTTCAGTGTAAAGAATTGGACAAGGGAAAGCCGTGGGACGGTCACACTTCAAAGGATGTTCGCAGGCTACTTTCACTCCCCATTGTGTCTGTTCCTCAATGGATTAGCGTAAAGGAAAGATTGCCAAAGGCCGAAACCGAAGTTTTGGTCACCTGTAATAGAAACGGATACCGTTTTGTCTGTCCTGCAATTTACGAGGACGGCACAGTATTGACGCAAGACAGTATCTGGAATTGGTACGACTTAGACGACTACGGGACGTACAGCGAGGAAGATGACGATTATTTTGTTCCGCAGGGGTGGTGGGAAAATCGGCAGTTCACGCCTGATGATGTTTACAACAGCCCGGTCGATTGCGCTGTTACTGACTGGATGCCACTGCCCAATTTGCCGAAAAGGTGAGGTGTGGATAATGGATGAATACATAAAGCGCGACGGGGTGCTTAGTAAGTTCAACATTGATGATATGATGAACGTAAACGGAACGTTGATTTCTCTGCAGGATGCTCGTGAGACGATTTCAAACTTTCCAGCTGCCGACGTTGTGCCAGTACGGCATGGATGTTGGAGGCCCGTTCATGCAAGCGAGGTAACCGGGTGGGATCCTAAGATTGCAGGGAGCGATCCAATCTGGGGATACATGTGTACAAACTGTAGAAATGAAGCTATATTCGACTGTAATGATGAGTACATTTTGTCAGACTACTGCCCCAACTGTGGTGCTCACATGAAGAAAGAGGACAAATCTGATGGCTAAATTTTGTATATACGAAGAGCACGGCGGTATATGCACACTGTCCGACCACCCTTGCAACGTTGGCGGCCCGTGCGAGTACCTCGAAGAGTTTGCACCTGTACAGCACGGGAAATGGGTGTCGCTTGTTGTAAAGAAGGAAGATTGGAAGGGAGTTTTGCATGATTTCTATCAGCCATATAGTTGTTCCATCTGCCAGAACCCTAACACGTTTATGGGAGAGAGCGCGTTCTGCCCTCATTGCGGCGCACGAATGGACGGTGCGGAATGAAACTATTTCATGAGTGGCGAAAGAAAAGAAAACTTAGAAAGATCTGTAAAGCAAATCACTTTAATTGCTCAGAATGTATTCATCATGAGGATGTATTTGTACGCACTTCTCGTCTCGGCGTACGTTGCAGATTGGATGATGACGATAGGATATACCTGATAATGGAGGAACAGTAATAAATGGGATACAGAAATTATTTCTATTTGGTGGATAAATCTCTTGTTGAAACGGTTAAGGGGATGAGTCAGAGCAGCCTGCTATCTTTTGCTTCTGACAGAGGGGCTGAAGTTGAAGATGATTACGTATGGATATTCGATCCAAAGTTTCTAAACCTGAAAGAAGTTTTTGAATTTGGAAAACTGTATTGGGATGACACAATATCTCAGATAAACAGCACGGGTTATCCAATGTTTCAAGATGCTGAGGTGTGGAAGAGTATGTGTGATTATTCTCCTTACGTTGTCGGTAAAGAAGGGTTGCTTAAAGCAATTGAAATATACAAAAGAAAAATTATAGATTCTTATGAGGACTTGCTTAAGGACGGTGCAGAATATACTCTTCCATTCGGATGCACTGTCAAGGCCGACGATATAAAGAGTGTTGATAAACTTGCTGAATTTGTCCAGGACAAAATCACCTGGTGGAAAGGTCTAGGAGTAATAGACCTAGATGAATCACATGAGCGGTTAAGTAAGTCATGGCAGTATGAGCACAATATATTTGACTTAATCCGATTGTATAAATCAATTGACTGGGATAAGTATACACTTATTTTTCTAGGACGATAATTACATCGTCCTTTTACTATGTATACTAGTTGATTATATTAAGTTTCTATAATATAATTGAAGTGTAGAAAAGAAAGGAAGGTTACCTGATATGAAATTTCTTCGTCTTCTGAAAGTTGAAAACCCTTCGGCGTCCCTGATCATCTCCTGCGACACAGCAGAAGGTCGTATGACGAAAAATGGTCACGGCGACATCATTGATTCTTGTGTCATCGCTCGCACCCGTGAGATGATTGACGTTTATTCTGGGTATCGTCTTGCCGACGAAGAGGAGGGCTTGTTTGTATGAACGTTCTTCTGGTAACCAAGACCTACACTGACGGGTCAGTTAAGATTAGCTCCACTCCCATTCCCGATAACATTTCCGTTACAGATTTTCTTTTCAAGCTCGAACACGAAATAGCCACTCGAAAGTTGCTCAGTTTTACAATTGACATCATTGAAGGAGGAGACTAACAATGAAAATCAATAATCTTCCCACTGAGTATAAAAACTACGTTGTTGCTCGTTATTGCGATGACGGCTGGTGGTATTGGGGCTCTTACGATGCTCTGGATAAGGCCTACCTTACAGCTGAAGATGTTGACGGACAGGTCTTTCATTCTGCGGAAATTGAGCGTAACATTTAAACACATCTGATTTAGATAAAGGAGAATATACAATGTTTGTTAAGAAAGAAGAGTATCTTGGTCTGAAGTATCGTGTTGAGGAACTCGAAAATCTCCTCTGTCCTATCTCGGGTGGCGGGCACGACTTTGTTGAAGTTGAACCGGTTTATGATTATCAGCCGGACGGCGACGTTCTTATCGGTCATCGTTACCAGTGCAAGCGTTGCCTTAAGAAGAAATTCGTTCTTGTTTGAAGACGAGAAGAGGGTCTATGGACAGAGAAGACAGACGTTTTGTCTGTAAACTCATAGCTTTTCTTTGTACGGGCGTTATAATTATACTTATTCCCTTTATGTATGTAAAAATAAAAAGCACCCAGATGTACGCAAAAGGATATGAGTTGGTGGAAGGAGAATGCCAGTGCCATTGTCCTTCTTGTGAATGTAGTAAAGGGCACTGGGCGCCAATTAGTAATTGACTTGAACGGCGCAGGTATCATGGAAAGGAAATATGGATAGAAAGAAATATAAATGGCTTATAATTGGGCTACTGATTGTAGTTCTTTTTTCATCTACAATTACTATAGCACTAGCCTCCAGTGAGCCTAATGGATATGTAATTAACGAAGCAACTTTGTATAGCGGGCCTAGTTACAATGCTAGTGGTTATACAACGCTTAGTGCAGGGACAGAGATTTGTGTGTATGGGCAGTACCATCAGTGGTATGAAGTTGGTTGGAATGGAAAGACCGGATATGTGTTGAGCGAGTATGTGTCTGTCGACCATAAGCAAGACTATACAATCACTATTGATGCAACACCTGTGCCTATTGCTCCGGTAGCTACTCCATTCAATAAGCCAATGGAGCCCGCGCCTAGCGAGCCGACTACTACTACACTAACTCCTACTCCTACTTCTACTTTTACGCCTTCGGGTGATACCTCTATTGTAGAAAGTGCAGAAGCCTATCTTGGTGTCCCCTATAAATGGGGTGGAACCACTGATAAAGGTATGGATTGTAGTGGTTTTGTCCAGAAAGCTTACGAAGATGCAGGCTACTCCATTGGACGCACCACCCAAATTCAGGCTTTTGAAGGTAAAGAAGTAGAAGACTATGCGCCTGGCGATATTTTATGTTTCGGACGTAGTAAATGGAACATCTTCCACACAGGAATATATATTGGTGATGGGAAGTTTATTCATTCGTCCTCGCCAGAAGGTGTTGTTGTGAGCGAGCTTGATGGGTATGGATTGAAACTTATTATGGCAAGGAGAATAAGTGAAGAATGAAAGTTCAAGAAGCAAATAAAAATCGGTGTAGTTTTTGTGCTCTCAAAAAAGGCGATTGTTTCCGAAAAGGAACTGATATTTATATGAAAGTAGATACTTTTTATGCGCCTACGGCTAATCGTGCTAACCCTGATGCTCCTCAAGTTGCTTGTAATGCTGTGAATTTGGCAAATGGAAATTTTGGAAATATTGATGTTTATGAAGGCGTAACTTTTTGCCCTGATGCGGTTGTTAGTTTTTGAGGTAAGATGATGAAAATTGAATGTAATAAGAAAACTATTGTTCGGTTTCGAGACTTAAAGGCTGGTGATTTGTTCCGCGAGATTGACGCGCAGGCTGAGGCAATTATGATGAAGACTGCGGATGTATTTCGGTCTGATGGTTCGATGTTGAATGCGGTTTATTTGTCTGATGGCGAGTTTGAACGGTTCGGAGAGATGGAAGAAGTAGAGCTACTACCCAGCGTAGTGGTAGTAAATAATTAAGCTATGAAAATTAGTTCTAAGTTAGAAACTACCATTCCTTTTAGAGATTTAAAATGGGGAGACTGTTTCCGATCTAAGGTTAGGAATAATGCTATCTTTATCAAAATTCCTTTTACTGAGGGCGGAGATTATAATGCCGTTATACTGGAAACTGGTTTGCTGGCTTGCTTCCCATCAAATGAACAAGTTGAGCCTCTGCCTAATGCTAAAGTTGTAATCTAAATTTTGATTTATTCCTAAATTTAGTATATAATATATATAGAAAGTGAGGGAGAAATAATGGTTGTGCTTTGTATTATTGTAGCAGTGTTAGTCGGTTTCTTGATTTGGATTGTTTTTTCAGCATTGAATAAGGATGATGAGAATGAAGAAATCTTCAGAGATTTTTTTAGATTTTTCCGAAAAATCGACCCACACTCAGATGGTATTACTCTTACCTTTAAGCAATTTCTCGCTTTCTATAATGTTTCTTCTTCAAGTTGGCAAGAATATAACGGTTGTAATATCTACTTTGTTTATAGGAATCACAATGAAAGGTTCCTCATTAAATTCCAAACTTATGGCGACCAGATGAAGTATCGTTTGTGGCGACGCAATAAGAAAAAGCGTGAAGCGACACTTCAGAAGGTACACGAGACAAATAGATTTATTGAGAGCATTCGTCAGCAGTGTGTCCGTGCAGAACAAGAGGCAACGAAAGAAGCACAGCAGTTGCGTGAGCGTATTATTAGCGAATTGGAGGAGAAATAATGAGTTCAATTACTAGTGATATTCTTCGTATCATTGATTGCGCGGGCGCCGACCCAACGTTTACCGAAGTCTTTGCACGGCTAGGTTATGCAACTCACATCGAAGTAAAGAATACTCTTCGATGGCTTGAGCGTAAGGGACTTATTGTGTCGTACTATTGCCCGTCAATGCGCCAGTCCCGATATTATCTTTCCGCTCAAGTTAAACATTTGATGAACGAATAGAAAGTGAGGAGCAAAGAATGTATCTCTGGGTAGACGACCTTCGAGAGCCTCCCAAGGATGGTAATGACTGGTTATGGGCGCGAAGTGTAAGTGAAGCTAAAACAGCAATTGTGCTCTATGAGCGTCAGCGTTCGAAAGATGCTATTCATATCGACCTTGACCATGATGCGGGTGATTATGCTTTTGACGGCGGAGATTACATTGAGGTTCTAAAGTGGCTTGAACGACAGCAGCTGCCCGACACAGGCTATACATTCCATCTCCATACGATGAACCACGTTGGTCGTGACAACATGCGTACAATAATTAACTATAATGGGTGGGTAGAGATTAATTAAGGAGGCTAAGTTACATGGAACAGCACGAGAAGTTTAAAACCCCGTTTGCAAGAGCCACTGTTAGAGATATTTCGGGGAGTAATTATTATGAAATTGTATATTTTGACAAAAACACTGGAAAGTTTAATACAGGATACGGATCCTACTCACTTCCCTTTGTTAAAAAATGGCTGAAGAATAACTTTATCATTGAAGATACTTATGACAGAAGTTATTCTATCCTCTATCCTGGAATATGGGTTCTCGCAGATGATGGGAGTCATTTTTGTTCCGAATGTGGTCACACAGCACTGTGGAAAAATTCTGGTTCACTTATTCAGGAATATTGTTCTGACATCTGTCCATACTGCGGTGCATTGATGACTTGTGATGATGAAGATGCCCGTTCTGTGTGACTTTACTGGGAGCATATGTACTGCTCCAAATACTCGCTGTTGCCACTGGCAAGGTACTTTCTGTGAACTAGATATGTATAAAGTTTCGGAAGAATTAAAGAAGGATCTTTCTTTTGAAAAGAAAACCTGCCATGATAACTCTTTTTGTAAACGATGTGTTTGGAAGTATAATGGAGGTTGTAGTGAATGGCCCGGTTAATTGATGCAGATGAATTCGTTAAGGAATTATACTCGGAATTTCACGGAATGATTTCAGACGAATCTTTGAAAATATATCAGATTATTCAGCGCATAAACGCTGCTGAAACTGTAAAATCGGTACCGTTATATGAGTTAAAGCATATTTCAAAATTTCTTTCTGATGATAAACAACTCCGGAGTAGAGGTAAAAGAGACCTTGAGTTGTTAATAAAAACCTATGAAGAGGGCTAGGAGGTAGTGTAACCATTAACGAGAAATGTTGCGAGAATTGTAAATACTGTGACACTAAACAAACAGCTTGCTTCCCAATCTCTGATAAAGTGTTATTTAGATGCGTCAGCATGTCTTGTTGGGTTCTTCCCACGGAAACTCATGACTGTTATAAACCAAAATAAATACGTTTGTATATAGGAGGGTGAAATTATGTTTGGTCGAAGGGTTATGATTTGTCAGCCTACTACAGGGCGTACCAAAGAGGAGATACTTGAAGATAGAAATCGTATGATTGCGATTGTTGAACGAGCTAACTGTGTAGTTTTAAACACTGCTCCTATTGACGAATTGTATACCATTGAAAAAATGGAAGAACGAGGCATAATGAATTTCACCCTATGTGATTTAGCAAAGTCTTTGGAGCAGATGGCTCGTTGTAACATTGTGTGTTTTTGCAAGGGGTGGCAAGATTCAAAAGAATGCAGATTTCAGTATGAACTTGCACAAGCATATGGCCTAAAAGTTTTTGAAGAATAGTTCATTTACAGTAAGTTACAGTAAGAGAATATTGTAGCTTACTGTTTTTTACAATTCAGTTGAATTTTGTTTACACATATACTATAATGTATATGTAAGTAATAAAACATTCGACGTAGGCAGTATGCCTGGAGAGGTACAACATGGATACGAGAAAGTTTCTGTTGACCTATCGTCTGAATCACAACTCCACTGCTCAGATTGAATACTTTGTTGAGGAAGCGCTTGCCCGCAAGATTGCTAACAGGCTCTACACTCAAGGTTTTTACGACATTGAGCTGTTTTCCAAAAAGGGAGATAGATATCAGTCCGTGAAACGAGTTGTTCAAGACGAGCTGGTTGCCCAGAAGAAGCATGATGCCTACATTAACCAAATGGCCAACGCTGCTATGAATTTACATAATACCCTGTTTAATCATTAAGTAATCTGGAGGAATTTAAGCATGAATGCTAAGTACCTTGGAAAGACCTTGGATGATAACGGATATGCTGTGCATCTTTTTTACGAGTATAAAGGGCATGAATACATGATAACAGATGAGCACAACGGATACTCGGAAACAATGCGCACTAAGCATCTGTGGGAACAGCAGAGAATAGATGACATGATAGCAGAAGAAGAAAAACGGAAGGCTGTGCCTGAAGAAAATAAACAAGGTTTTACGCTTGACGAAATCTTTCAACTTATGGGGTGGGACTGATGGGAAAAATAGTTGCTGTTCTTGTTATACTTGCTATAGTAGTTCTCATGGCAAATAATTGCGATCCCCCGAACTTCAAAATTTAGAAAGGGAGAAAATTTTCATTATGTGGTTGTACGCATCTCTCCTCTTTGTAGGCTACCTTTTAGGGTATATCATTTCCTCTTTGTTTAGTGTAAAAGCAGAGACAGATCGACTGATGGACGTATATCAGCATGGGTATAATACCGGGCTTGAAGAAGGAAAAGCCCATAAAGAAGAAACGGAGAAGTAAGTTGCAGAATTTTATTATGTTAGTTGGGCCTGCAGGGGCAGGGAAGTCTACGTATACCGAATACCTTGAGAACTGGAATGCGGAATTGGTAACAGTTAGCTCTGATAAAGTTCGGGGAATCATTTTTGGTGATGAGAACATTCAGGCTGATCCTGCAAAGGTTTTTGCAGAATGTCGTAAGATGTGTATTGAAGCTCTGAAGGAAGGAAAAGACGTAGTACTGGATGCAACAAACCTTAAAAGAAAGCTACGTGTTGCATTTTTGAACGACGTAAAGAGCTCCTTTGGCAAGCCTGTTTTTACAAAATGTGTTGTAATTGCTGCAACTTTTGAGTGTTGCTGTTATCAGAATACGAAACGCGATCGTCGTGTACCAGAAGAGGTTATACGGAAACAGTTCAATCAGTTTCAGATGCCCCTTTATAGTGAAGGCTGGGACAGCATTGATGTTTTTCCTAGTAGCAATGTTCATTATCTTCAAGTTGCTGAAAGATGCATGGGGATAAAGCACGACAACCCACATCATAAGTACGACATATATGATCACTGTGTGAAAGCTGCCAGCTATATTGATACTCACCCTTGTGACGAAGATCTCGATACTGAGCTTCTTTACTCCACTATGCTTTGGCACGATATCGGTAAGTCTTATACAAAAGTTTTTCATGATGGTAAAGGTAACCCTACCGAAGAAGCTCATTACTTTCATCATGAAGCATGGTCTGCAATGTATAGCCTTTGTGAGACTTCTGTTGGCAAGGCCTTTCGTATCCAGCGTGCTCAGCTGATATCCCTTCATATGATGAAGTATCAATCAGAGTATGAAAAATTTGTTCAGAAATGGGCTCCTGAATACAAAGATTATCTCGACAGAATAAATGAAGCGGACAAAGAATGTGCTTGAGACCAGTTGAATTTTCAAGTTGAATATATTAAAATGATAGCAAATGCATCTTCCATGATTGTATTTGCTATTGTTGTTATGAGGTGAAAGGATGCTAGATGAATATAGAAAGGCGTATGTCGAATCCGCAAAACACATTCCAAACTGGAAATCTATTGACAGGAATCAACTTTGTAGATCTTATAAGCAACTAGAAAAAGAAGGATCAGAAGAACTTCAAGATTTTTATATAAGTGCAATTATACTGAATTTCTGGCACGTTTTAACAAAGACTTATAATAAACAAGCTGTAAAGATTCTGACAGAAGAAGATTGTTACGAATGTTTGATTGATTCCATCTTGTATGTACTAGAACAAGAACCTTGGGAAGATCCCGAGCAGAGTATCTATAAAGATGAACGTGGCCCAGAAAAGGCGATAAATATCACATTTCAGCAGAATGTAATAAACTTATTTGTTGCAAGTCAACGACACAAACGAAAGGCTTCCAGTACTGCGCTGAGCCTTGACAATACAATAAAAGACAGTGATGACGATGAAGAACAATCCTTCCTGAATCTTTTGACAACTGATGACTTGGAGGAAGTTTCGGAAAACATCTTTTGGAAGGAACAAGTAAAAAATTATTTCAAAAACCAAGAGTACGTTGCAGCATTTGTTACAGATGCTCTTCTACATGACGCTAGTCTTGTTGAAGTGAAGGACGGGAGTTATAGCATAAATTCTGCAAGGGTTGCAAAAGAGATCAATAACCCGGGAGAGTCTTTTGCGGAAAGATTTTCTATAGAGTATGGAATTCCTCTGGAGAGTGTTTGTTGTGTTATGTCCCGTTTATACTGTATAACTAACAAAGGTATTACCAAAGTGCTACGTATGATTTCAAAAGACATACGGGAGGCGAGGAAGTGATTTTTATTTGATTACCAGCAATGATTGTTGGATGAAAGATACGTGTAAGAAGTATCAAAATATAAACAAAGAATGCGAATGCAGAGAAAAGGATGTTTTCTGTATCAAGCTGTTTAAGCTACAACAGCTCTATGACTTGTCGTTGATAACAGAAAAACAAAGAACTCGTATACCACTATATGTTGATGCCGACGGGACTGATTTACAAGCCTTTCAGCGTTTGAGTAGTATTGAAGGGGACGTTGTAAAGTACTTCGCATATTCAGGAAACAATCTATACATATACTCTACAAATGTAGGAAATGGGAAAACCACTTGGGCGATAAGATTGTGTCAAGCGTATCTACAGAACATATGGTACAAGTGTGACCTTGATTGTAAAGTGTTGTTTGTAAGTGTGCCAAAGTATCTTATTGCCATGAAAGACAACATATCTGAAGTTAATGAATATGCTCAGCACATTAAAAGATATGTTAACTCCGCGGACATTGTTGTTTTTGACGATATTGCAACAAAATCTGCTACTTCGTATGAGCATGAAATTCTGTTCAATATAATTGATACCAGAATAAATGATGGTAAAGCAAATATCTTTACGTCAAATCTTGATTATGAAGGTCTTGTAAATACTGTTGGAGAACGTATTGCAAGTCGTATATTCAACACAGCAGAAAAGATTCGTTTCGATGGTCAAGATAAACGTCCGTTGGGGGTGACTGTTTGATTATTCAGGCGCAGGTTCTCAATAAGATGCTGGCAAATAACGACTCGTCACTTCTTATTAGCAATAATCTTGATGACGAATATTTCAGTGATTACCTAGATGAATTTCATTTCATAAAGGAACACTTTGATAACTACGGCAGAATTCCCGATGTAGCAACATTTGTTGCAAAGTTTCCGGATTTTGATGTACTAAAGGTTGAAGAACCTAATAACTATCTTATTGATGAACTAGTAAAAGATAGAAATACACGTCTACTGGCTACAATCTTTAATAAGGTACGAGACCTTTTGATGAAGAACAAAGTAGACGAAGCACTGTCTGTTTACACAACAGCTCAGGAATCTGTTGTGAAAGCAAAGCATTTCCAATCAACTGACCTTCTTGTAGACACTTCAAGATACGATGCATATGTTGAACGTTGTAGAGATTTTGAAAAGTACTATGTTAAAACCGGGTTCAACGAGCTTGATAAATTGATTGGTGGCTGGGACAGAAATGAAGAGCTTGCTACTATATCGGCACGTCCAGGTGTAGGCAAATGTCTTGAAAAAGGAACGCGTGTTCTAATGGCAGACGGAACTACTAAACCTGTTGAAGAAGTTCGCGTCGGAGATGAGGTGCAAGGTTATAAATGCGTGAATAAAGTAATAGGTCTACATAATGGAGTGTCCAATGGGTATAAGATTGTGCCCGCTTCAGGAGAACCGTTTACTGTTTCCGCAGACCATATTTTAACTCTATATGCCAACATTCCGCACGAGCATGATAAGGTTGTTACATGGGAGAAAACTCTTGTTGACATGAAGATTGAGGATTATATGTCTTTGCCTCCACGTACTCAAGAGTATTACAAAATCTTTCGTCCGGCAGTTGATTACACAGAAAAACATTTGAAGCTAGACCCCTACATTCTTGGATCCTGGCTGGGAGACGGCACGGCTTGTAGAGTAGAGATGACTTGCCCTGATGTCGAAGTCCAGAATTATTGGACATCTTTTGCAGCAAATTACGGGCTTGTTTGTTCTCCGAGAGAATATCTCAATGGCAGACTTCTCGGTTGGGAAGTAACTAAGGGTACAAAGAAGGGCGGTAAAAACCCCGTACTTGAAATATTCAAAGAGTTAGAGTTGTTTAACAACAAACATATACCTCACGAGTATATCATTTCTAGCAAGGAACAACGGTTGCAGTTGCTGGCAGGGTTAATAGACACTGACGGAGAATGCCTTTGGAGGTATAAAGATAAGTCTGATGTTTCAGGTTATTCTCTGACACAGAAAAATAGAAAATTAGTTGAGGATATTGCACAGATTTGTCGTGGTGTCGGACTAAAAGTTGGGAAAATTAAAGAGTCTTACTCAAAGTATAATGGAAAGGATTACGGTCCTTATTACAGTATCAGTATAACAGGTCCTGTTGGCATAATTCCTTGTAAGATTGAACGGAAGAAGTCCGATGTTGTGCATAGTCGTCATAATCCTGCAGTTTCAAAGTTCTACATTGAACCTGTTGAAAAGATTGAATATTATGGATTTATGCTTGATGGAGACCATAGATATATGCTATGGGACAATACACTGACGCATAATACGTGGGTGCTTCTTAAATGCGCTGTTGCAGCTCTCGAACAAGGGTTGACGGTTGGAGTGTATTCTGGTGAGATGTCTACAAATAAAGTAGGCTACCGATTTGATACTTTGTCGGGGCACATTTCTAACTATGGAATAACTCGAGGTAATGCAGACCTACAGAACGAGTATAAGCGGCACATTGATTCGTTGCGTAACAGGTTTTCAACTGCCTTCAAGGTATTGACACCTAATGACATTAACGGGCCTGCAGGGGTTACTGCATTAAGGGCATTTATAGAACAAGACAAGTTGGACATTCTATTTGTGGACCAACACTCCTTACTAGAAGATGATAGAAGGGCAAGAAATCCTGTAGAAAAAGCTTCAAACATTTCAAGAGATTTGAAAAACCTTCAAGTTATGGAGAAGATACCAATCATCGCTGTTTCTCAACAGAATCGAAATGATACTTCCTCGGGTGTTGATGTAAGTCACATTGCACAGTCAGATAGAATTTCACAGGATAGTACTATTGTAATATTCCTTGAACAGAAAGATGATATTCTGACACTTAATCTGTCAAAGGCAAGAGACGCTGTAAACAATCAAAAACTTCGATATGCATCAAATTTTGACCGAGGGGTATTTGAATATTTGCCTGAAGAAGGAAACGCTTTGGCGGGTGAGGGCTCAGAAGAATTAGCAAAAGAATTTGAAGAAGATGTGTTGTAATTGGAACTAATTATTGGTAACAAAATAATTGATGCTCCTGTATATGACATACTGAGAGACATTAACAGAGAAACAAACGGTCGATATCTAAACAAGATAATTGACAAGGGAGACAATATATTCATTCAATGCCCTTATCATTCAGACGGCAAGGAGAAACACCCTAGTTGTACTGTATTTGCAAGAGACGATGACAAGGACACTGTCAAGGGAATAACACACTGTTTTGCTTGTGGTATAAGTGTCCCTCTATATTCATTGGTTGGGCACTGTTTTGGGAAAGATGACGAATTCGGTAAGGAATGGCTCATACAACGCTATGCTAATATCTTTATTGAACATCAAGTTGTATTGCCGGAAATAAAACTTGAAAGATCACAAGAGCAATTCCTTGACGAGTCAATCCTCAATAACTTTGCATACTTTCATCCTTATCAGTTTCAGCGTAAACTTTCTGAAGAAGTTATACTGAAATACAAGGTAGGGTATGACCCTCAAACAGATAGCATAACATTTCCTGTTTGGGATGAAAGAGGAAGACTAAAGTTTGTAACAAAACGCTCTGTAAAGGGAAAGAAGTTTTTTATTCCACCAGGAGTCAAGAAGCCTGTATACCTTCTAAACTTTATGATACAAGAGAGTAAAGACACAGTATTCATATGTGAAAGTCAGCTGAACGCATTATATCTTAACACGTTAGGCTATCCAGCTGTAGCTCTTATCGGAACAGGTGCTAAAGAGCAATATGATATTTTAAATAAGTGTCCGATAAGACATTATATTCTTGCTTTTGACGGAGATAACGCAGGAGACAAGGGAATAAACAGATTTTTAACTAATATACGGAAAGACGTATTTGTAGATATAATGCTACTACCCAGAGGAAAAGACTGCAACGACTTGTCAGCAGAAGAGATTGCAAATTTACCACTTATTTCTCAGTATTCGTTTACAAGTTGATTTTGCAGGATTTTATAATATTATAGATGTTAGAACGTAGACCTTAAAGAAATGAAAATGAAATGAAGGAGATTATGAACCTATGGCACGTGTAACCTTTGAAGAAGCAACTGAAATGCAGTCTGCAAACAACCCTAATTATGTTGAATCGTTTGCACTTAAGAATGACGGAGACGAAGCACTTGTTCGTTTTATGCATGACGATGTGAAATCTTTTGACATTGTTACTACTCACGGGGTGACGATTAACGGAAAGTTCCGTTCTGTTAACTGCCTCCGTAATCCGAAAGATCCGATGGAAGCTTGTCCCCTTTGCGCCACTGGAGCCAATACGCAGAATGTTATGTTTATTCACCTTATTGAGTATTCTCGAGACAGCAATGGGAATATTGTTCCCGTCCCTAAGGTATGGGCTAGAGGACTTAGCTATGCCACTCGTATTAAGAGTCTGATTAACGAGTACGGTCCGTTGTCGAATTATCTGTTTAAGATTCACCGTAATGGTGCAGCAGGAAGCCGGGATACCAGCTATGATATCCTGTTTGCCCCTGAACAGATTTATCCTTCTCAGAATTATCCTGTTCCTGAGGGGGCTTTCCGGGATTATTCTGCAACAGGTACAATTGTTCTGGACAAGAGTTTTGCTGACCTGACGACCTTTGTTAATACGGGTCGTATGCCTGAAGACGAGACCAAGGAAAATCAGTCTTACGGTAATGGCAATTATGCGCCGCCTGCAACGCAGTTTGCTCCTGCAGGTAATTCCGTAGGAGGTCCTCAGCTGTATACCCCGCAGCCGCAGGTTGCGCCTGTAGCGCAGCCTAGCTCTCCCCAGTTTGTTCCTGCAACTGGAACGCCTGTTGCTCCTCAAGCCCCTACGGGTATGCCCTCGCATTTTGTTCCTCAGGCCCCTGCTACGGGAAATCCGATGCAGTATTATGCTCCTCCTGTTTCCAATCAGGTAATCAGCCGACCTGTTCGTAACTAATACTACACAATAAGGAGATTGACTTATGTCCCTGTGGGGAGATGAATTTGAAGTTCCTTCCGCAAAGAAGGAAGTGAAGAAAGTTGCAAAGAAGGTCAGTTCTCCTAAAGACCCAAAGGTAGAAACTAGAAAGGCTATAAAGTCAAAGACAGTTTCTACCTTTGACAAATTGCAGCTTATTTATGAAGAAGTAAACAGAGTTCTCGGAGGATATACTTCCAATACAAAGGTGATTACATCAAAAGATGAGTTGTCACAGTATATTGATGAAGCTATCCGTAACGGAATAATTGCTATAGACACAGAAACAAATAACAGTCTTGAACCTCTTACTTGTTTACTTATGGGCGCCTGTATCTATACTCCGGGTCAACTTAGCGCATATATTCCTATTCATCATACACAACCCGACACAGACATTCTCATTGAGAACCAGCTTACAGAGCTAGATATCAAAGAGCAGTTTGACCGTCTTTCCAATACACAGATTCTCATGCATAACGGAAAGTTTGACTATGAGGTTATCAAGTGTACTTGTAATTGTGTTCTGAATATTTATTGGGACACTGAAATAGCAGCAAGAATACTCGATGAAAATGAGCTTGCAGGCTTGAAAAAACAATACATACTTCATATTGACAGTACTCAAGAAAAGTATGATATAGAGCATCTATTTCAAGGAATTCCGTATGCTTATGTTAGACCCGAAATCTTTGCTTTGTATGCAGCAACGGATGCCTATATAACTTACAGACTGTATGAGTGGCAGAAGGAACAGTTTAATAAGCCTGGAAATGAAATGCTATTTGATCTGTTTATGAACGTTGAAATGCCAGTTGTTCCCGTGTGCGCAGAAATGGAACTTTATGGCATTGAGATTGACAAAGAATACGCGAAAAGACTCAGCAACAAGTACCACAAAAAAGTAGACGAAGTGAACGCGAAGATTGACACGGAGTTGTCAAAGTATTCTGACAAGATATCTGCATGGAGATTGACAAAAGAAGCAAACTATAAAGAGCGTAATTCAAAGCCTAATAAGGCGGGGGAATTTACTTACAAGAAGTCAAAGAATGAACAGTTAGAAAATCCTCCGCAGTTAAATAGTCCTACACAGCTTGCAATTCTGTTGTATGACATACTAGGAACACCCGCACAGGACAAGAAAGCTCCTCGAGGAACAGGAGAAGAAATTCTTCAGAAAATCAAGCTTCCAATATGCGATTTGATTCTTGAAAAACGCGGCCTTGAAAAACTGATCGGAACGTATATAGACAAGATTCCGGAATGTGTAAACAGTAAAGATAATCGGTTGCACGCGCATTTTAATCAGCTTGGGGCAGGTACAGGTAGATTCAGCTCTAGTAACCCGAACCTTTAATCCAATGGAGGCGTATACTGGCGACAGTATATGAAAACTGTGTGAATTCAGAGAAAATAGTTTAGTCTTGTATGCTACAACTCTGAGCCAAGCAAGAAGGAAATCTTCTTGAAGGTGCAACGACTAGAAGATGAGAGTTAATATCAATAATTCTTCCACGAGCGCACAGCAACTTGTTTTACAAGTTGATGATATAGTCTGAACTGTGATGAATACTAAATAGTCACAGAAGTTAAGATAAAGAGCTTAACGATAACATAATGCAAAATATCCCGTCTCATACGAAAGAAATACGATTGATGTTTACTGCAGGAACACGTATAAAAGACACGGAAGTTGAAAATAATTCTATTACTGTGTCCGCTGCTGATGAAGTAGAAATAAGCCCTAGTGTATGGAAAAGAGCAGACGAACTTGCAGTTGGAGATACTCTGTGTAGTATAGAAGATGACGGAGTATACTCACAAAGAACTATCACTAATATTTTCAATGTAGGCAATGATATAAAATTCCTTTTTAATTAAAAACGGAAAGAAGAAAAATTCATGCGGAGAAAATTAAAGTTGAACGAGGGGGTGATTACATGAGTAAAGTCAGAACTAGAACGACTAATGTGTTTGTTGGAGCTGACTTCTCGTAGTTGCAGCAGGAACCCCGTCTTTTGTCTGCGTATTCCAATGACGATACAATGATAGCTGCATATAAGGAAAACAAGGATCTGTACGCTACAGTTGCGTCTGTTGTATACAAGAACGACTACTGGGATAATATGGAGCATCGTCAGGATGGAACTCCTAATCCGGAAGGCAAGAAAAGACGTAGTAACTGTAAAAGTCTAATTCTTGGAATAATGTATGGCAGAGGAGCTCCTAGTATTGCCGAGCAGATTCATTCAACTGTAGAAGAAGCTCAACAGATTATCAATGATTTTTATAACCAGTTTCCAAAGGTTAAAGAGTGGACTGAGAAAACAGAGAAAGATGCAAAAGTCACTGGTTATGTAGAAGACCTTTGGGGAAGACGTAGAAGATTGCCTGACATACTTCTTCCAAAGTATACAGTAAAGAACACTAAGCCCAGTACGGAGTTTAATCCGATTCTTTATACGTTGGGTAAAGTAAACGATTCTTCTGCAGCCCTTGTTGAGTCGTATAAGAAAAAACTTTCAAAAGTTAAATCGCGTAATGACTATCAAAAGATTCAGCAAGAAGCGGAAAAGGACGGCATCTACATTGTTGACAATGGGGCATTTATAAGCCAGGCTGAAAGACAGTGCGTAAATGCTCGTATCCAGGGCGGAGCAGCTTCGATGACCAAGGTATGTATGCGTAAAGTATTTGACGATGAAGAGTTAAATCGTCTAGGAGCTAAACTAGTACTTCAGATTCATGATGAAGTTATTGTAGAATGCCCCAAGCAAAACGCTGAAGCTGTTATGAATCGTTTGACCTATGTTATGAAAACCTCTGTTGCAGATAAGGTGCAAGTACCGTTCAAGTGCGACGGATATATTGTAAATTGTTGGTATGAAGATGACTTCGGAGACATATTAAAACAAGAGTTGCAGAAGCTTATAGACTCTGGAGTGTCAAAAGAAGAAGCTTTCAATAAACTTTTAGAAGGACATAGTGAGCTAACTTCTGAACAGTTAACTCAGCTATTAAGTTGAAGAACGTTAAAGAATACACTATAATATGTTGTATAATATGTAGGGAGTGATTCAATGACGTAGCAAGTATACATTTTAGGAGGATGTTAGTGAATATAGTTCAAAATGTAACCCTTAGAGAAGCACTAGGAATTTTTGCGTCAGGTTTTGTCCTGCTCTCTATGACAGTTAAATCTGATAGTAGAAGCGGAAATATTCGTATGCGGTTGCTTAACCTCACAGGAAGTGTCCTGATGATCCTGTACGGATTTTGGATTGGGTCTTTCAGCACCGTACTTCTGAATGTTATTTGTTTGATTACTCATGTCTACTATCTGATAAAACTAATAAAATCTGAGTAAAAGATATAGTACAGGCTGTTCGAAAATCCCACCAGCCTATCCTGTAAAATTAAAAATAAAAATAGGAGATAGTTTAAAATGGTTGAATATCTTAAGAAAGAATGGAACGAAACAAAAGTACTGTTTAGATGTATGCCGACGATCCCATTTGCGTTTCTTGTGGCGTGTCTAATTGCTATGAACTTTCTGGCAAATAGAGGCGGTGCTATTGGTCCCGTTCCTTTTGATTGTGGCATTATTGTTTCTTGGGTAGTGTTCCTTGCGTCTGATATGCTTGTAAAACGATTCGGTGCAAAAGCAGCAATCAAGATTAACATTGCGGCGTTGCTTCTTGAACTTGTTTCAATTGGTCTGATGACAATCGGCGCAATGTTGCCTTTTGCTTCGTATGGTGCGACACCTGAAGAATCTGCTATTTTCAGTGCGCTGTTTGTTGCTGCCCCTTGGCCTCTGTTCGCTGGTGCCGGTGCTGCCCTTTTTGGTAACATTGTTAACTCACTCATTTCAAAGTACATCCTGCTGAAGTTTAAGAATCGTACATCGGCGAAGGCGTACGTTACTGCTTCTTGGGTGTCAACTGCTTTTGGTCAGTTTGTGGACAATTTCTTCTTCGGTCTGTTTTTCAGTATTTGGCAGCCTTGGTTCATGGACGCGGGAACACTCGGTGCCATTGTGCATCTGATTCCGATGTCTGCTATGGGAATGGTAATTGAGCTGATTGGTCAGATGATTTTCTCCCCTATTGGATTCAAGATTGCTAATTCCTGGAGAAAGAATAACGTGGGTCAGGAATATGTCGACCTTGTGAAAGAAGCACAAGAGGTCAACAAGAACCTTGACGCCCCTACTCTGGTGGCTGCGTAATGAAGATATACTTTGCACAGATTATGGATAACCTTGCCTACTTCGAGCATGAAAAGAAGATTGCTGACATGCTCGAAGCCGCAGGGCATGAAGTATATTTCCCCTGGAGAGACGAAGGTGTCATCTTTGAAGACCAAAGTACATACCAGGATTCTTTGAGTACGTTCAATACAGATGTTGAGCACATCATCGGTTGCGACTGTATGGTTGCTTATATTGACGGAGATGACCCCGGCACGGCTGTGGAAGCGGGAATTGCATATGCACTACATAAACCAGTTGCACTTTATGCAACAGAGTTTTGTAAACTGCATAAGGGCACAAGGATAAACAATGTGTATCCTATCGAGGTACTCCCTGCCAACTCCCATCAATATTGGACAGTTGCTACAGATCCTGCAATTAACAATATGCTACTTGGAGTTTCTAATCACACTGTTTTAAATACACCAAAAGAAGTACTAGACTGGGTAACTAGTATTTCTTAAAAAACGTCAAAACATTTTGAACACTAACATTCTCCTAAAGTGTATAGTTGAAAAGAAAATAAGAATTTTATATAATAAAGGTATCAATATTGCTAAGGAAGGCATGATATGGAAAACGAGAAGACAATCTATTATTTTTCAGGAATGTCGTATCAGGATATGAAACGACGATTGAATGTTGACCAGCTTTTCTCTCAGTGGCACGAGCGAAAGGGCATCAAGTCCCTAATTGAGTATAAGCAGGAACATCCTGAGCATACCGGACGTATTATGGTAGACTCTGGATCTTTTACTGCATATACAAAGGGAGTCCATATTGACATTGATGACTATCTTAAGTTCATTGATGAGATTGGAGACTATGTAACTGTTTTTGTCGCAGTTGATGATGTTCCGGACCCGATGAATATGGACTACAATAAGGCTAAAACTACCTGGGATAATTATCTCTACATGGTTGAAAGAATTCGCCCGGAACTTCGAGACAAACTCATCCCTGTATTCCATTATGGGGAAGATTTTAAGTGGCTCCGAAATATGCTCGAGTATCGTCACCCTGACGGCTCACCGATTAAGTATATTGGCCTAGCAATTTCTCTTGAAGGAACGAAAAAGGTCCGAATCAATTGGGGTAGAGAGTGTATGCGAGTTATTCATGAAAGTTCTAACCCTAATGTAATGACCCACGCTTTCGGAGTTGGAGTAAAGTCTGTTCTGGACAATATCACTGTAACCTCCACTGATGCTACCTCTTGGGTAAAGCGTGCTGCGTATGGAATGATAGCTGTTGACGATAAGTCAATTCATGTTTCCGAAGTCATGAAGGCAAAAGCAGACGACCGGTCGCTAAGCCAGCAAAGTAAGGCTCTTCAGGAAGATGTGCTGAAAAGAATTAAACAGCGAGGATTTACGCTTGAAGAACTGGAGCAGGATTCTGGTAAGCGTGCAGAGTTTAATATTCTTGACACGCTTGATTGGGTAGCTAAACTCGAACCTCATAACACAACATTCAAAAATGGCTTGGGATGGTGAATTGAACATGGAAACAGTTCTTATTACGGGTACTAGTTATGGTGTAGGTCGTGCCGCAGCAATGAAGTTTATTGAAGAGGGTTATTGTGTTGTAGGTCTAGATTGGAAGCCTGCAACAATTCCTCAGTCTTGTCAGTATATTCATCATGAATGTGATGTAAGTGACTTCAATTCTCTGCCTGACCTGAAAAACATTACGTACATTGTTAACAATGCAGGAATTGTCACGCCTAAGGCACAGGCGATTGCAGTTAATCTTATTGGGTACATGAACATAATTAAGAAGTATAGTTCGGACCCAATGCTCAAGGCGATTGTCCAGATTGGCAGTACAGCTTCAATTAAGGGATACGACAACATGGAATATTGTGTGTCACAGGGAGGTCGTGATGCTCTGACGAAGTGGGCAGCTAATAACTTGGGCCACGATAGTCGACACGTTCTTGTTAATTCCCTCAACATTGACGGAATTGTTCCTGCCGCTGAAGGAAGTTTTGTGGGAACTGCGCTTGAACCCGAACTCTATGCTGACCCCGACCTTATGAAAGCAATTCAAGATCTGAGTATTACAGGACGTCTTTCAACTGTAGGAGATGTTGCGGAATGGATCTTCTTTCTTCTGACTAAGAATAAAATCATGACAGGAGAGATTATTAAACTTGACGGCGAACTGATGAATTGCTACAAGTTTATTCCGTACCCCGGCTGGGATTCTTGATTTAATAATTGTAATCCCACGTTATACTAAAACAAAAATATAATGAGGTATCATTGATGAAAATTAAACTTGAAACAATTCAGAAGCCTTGCTCTACAATTTCAAATGCTGTAGATGCAAATTCCATCTCGCAGCTTACAGAAGTACTTGAACTTGAAACAAAGGACGATGTACTTCAACTTTCAGTGACAAATAAAGAATACTTTGTTACAATCAATATTCCTGTTGACGAACCCGAAGAAATTCATGCAACAGTTGATGCGGAATTGTTTACAAAGCTGATCTCTCGAATTACAACGGAATATGTTGAACTTTCCGTTACTGACAAGTTCCTTGTTGTTAAGGGAAACGGAACATATCGCCTGCCGCTTATCTTTGAAGATTCCGTTATGATGACACTTCCAAAGATTGAAGTGAATAACATCTCTTCTGAATTTGATGTGTCGTCTGATGTGCTCAACAGTATTATGACTGCAAATAGTCGTCAGCTTGATGTTGGTGTTATTTCAAATGCTGTTCAGAAGTATTTCTACATTGACCAACATGGTGCTCTTACATTCACTTCCGGAGCAACAGTCAATAACTTTGATCTGGGCGCAGACATCAAGCTTCTTCTAAACGCTCGTCTTGTTAAGCTGTTCAAGTTGTTTGAAAATGAGCAGGTTCGCATCTGTTACGGAACCGAGCCTCTTAGTGATGAAATTATTCAGACTCGTATTTCTTTCACAACTCCGAAAGTCCGTCTGTCGGCAATTCTTTCTTGCGATGATACTATGATGAAGAGTGTTCCGGTAAATCGGATCCGTTCCCTTGCCTCTGGCGAGCTGCCTTATACCGTAAGTATTCCTCGTAACAAACTTCTTGAAGCACTTGAACGTTTCTCACTGTTCTCCCAGGATGCTATGCTTTCTTCTGCTTGCCTTGACTTTGAACGAGAGTTTGTTAAGGTGAGTGATACTAAGAAGAATAGTACAGAAAAGGTTATGTACGAAACAGCAAATAACAGCATCGTAGAGCCATATGAAGTTACAATTGACATCATTGAACTTACAAAGATGCTGGATAGTAATCGTACTAAGAATGTACACATATCCTTCGGAAACAATTCTGCTATTCTTCTTGTATCTAACAATGTGACAAACGTTATTCCGGAAATTCGGGTTCAGTAATGCCGAATTACGGTAAACAATTTGAAAACAAATTTCGTCAAGATTGGCACAACAGTTTCCCGGGCACTTTCTTACTCAGATTGAATGACCAAGTGTCCGGGTACAAGTATACTTCTGCAAACTTATGTGACTTCATAGCGTATGTTGACGGTAAACTATTCTTACTTGAGTGTAAGAGTCATGCAGGAGCATCTCTTCCATTTAGTTCTGTTTCTCAGTATGATAGACTGACGCAGTTTGTCGGGCTTCCGGGAATAAGAGTAGGAATAATCTTATGGCTGTACGAAAAAGACAAATGTTTGTATGTTCCAATTAAAACAGTGACGAAGTTGTTATCAAAAAATGAACAGTCTGTAGGAATACGGCATCTTGGTAAAGAAGAAATAATCGATATACCGTCAAAGAAGAAAAGAGTATTTCTTGACTCTGATTATAAACAATTATTAGATTTAGAAGAAACTTGGTGAGGAAGGTAAAGATATGCAAATCTCTATTGAAGAAATTGAAAAAGTTGTCGCTGAAACAGAGGACAATCTTGCTATTTATTCCACAATCTCTGATGAAGTAATCAAACGATATACGAAAGAACTTGACGATGTTATGCAGGCAGTGTATACAGATATCATCTCAGTTCCAGACCCGTCAATCTCTGTCTTTGAAAAGTATCATCTTGAGCTTTCTAACTGTCTTTACTTTATGCAGGAGCGACTTGAAAAATTAGGGTCTCTTGATTACCTTAGTAAAACAAAGTATAAGGAAGTATACAACCAGGCGTATCTTGATAACCAGCTTCCCGACACTACTAGTAATAAGAAGAAGACTGTCAATGAGCTAGTAGCACTCAGCGAAGAAGCTTCAAAGTCAGAAGCCATTACAAATGACATCTATGCTAGGGCATATAAAGTTTTGAAGAATAAGATTGACGCAGCTAACACGATGATATCAACTATCTCGAAATCTATCAGCAGACGTATGGGTGAAGAATATCTTCCGTCTACGCCTGTTACAGGAGTTCGTAAAATTCTTAACGAAACAATTGACCTTTGATTAGGAGGAACTATGACACTAGATGAACTAGTAAACTCAATACCAAAAGATTCGTTTGAGGAATATTACACAACTCACTCTTTGTCTGAAACTTTGAAACATTTTAACATTACAGAAGCACAGTCAGAGAAGCTGCGTTACTGGTATCATCTGGTGAAGTACAACCCACAAAACAAATTCTTTCAACTTATTGGGAATATTGACGAAACAGAATTTAAAGAATGTTTTAAATCCTATTCTGCGAAAGAACTTTGCGAAAAATTCAATATTCCCAATTACAATCAGCTATCTCATATATTCGCGTACTTTCATATTAAGTCTGATGAAGGAAGAAACAAACTTTTAGTAAATAAAGGAATACATTCACAGTCAGAAGAGCAGAAGAAGCAGAATGTTATTAAATGTAAACAGACGAAACTAAAACGGCACGGCGACGCAAACTACAATAACATTGACAAGCACATAGAAACTTGTATAAGCAAATATGGTGTTGTTAATGCAATGCAGAACAACGATATAAAAGAGAAAGTTATACAGACAAATTTACAGCGTTACGGGACTAGAAGTACAGCTCAAAACGAAGCTGTAAAACAAAAGTCGAAAGAAACCAGAATTAGAAATAAAGGTAGCTTGCATGCGTCATATTCTGAAGCATGTATCAAACGACGTGAAACTAACCTAGAGCGTTACGGTGTAGAAGAATATGTAGTAACAGAAGACTGCCGTAAGAACTTAGCTTACAAGAAAAATAGTAAATACAACAATGAGTTCGCTGTCCTTTTGGACAATCTAGGTATAGAATACGAAGAAGAATTTCGACTTGGTCATTATTGGTTTGATTTTCGAATAGGCAATATTTTAGTTGAAATTGATCCTTACAGCACACATAATACTACATGGTCACCTTTTCCTGGAGAGCCTATAGACTCTTTATATCATCTTAACAAATCAAATTGTGCGAAAGATAATGGTTACAGATGTGTTCACGTGTGGGACTGGGACGATAAACAAAAGATTGTTTCAGCTTTACTTTCCAAACAATCTGTTTATGCTCGTAAATGTACTTTAAGAGAGATAGATAAAAAAGAGTGCGACGCATTCTTAAATACATATCATTTTCAGAATACTTGTAGCGGACAGAAAGTACTGTTAGGCCTATACTATAATGATGAACTTGTGCAGGTAATGACCTTTGGCAAACCTCGTTACAATAAGAATTACCAATGGGAATTACTTCGTCTGTGTACAAGATGTAAATATTTAGTTATAGGTGGGGCAGAAAAGTTATTTAAATATTTTGTCAATGTATATAAACCCGAAGCTGTCATATCCTACTGTGACAACAGTAAATTTACTGGAGATGTTTATACAAAGTTAGGCTTTATGCCACTAAGTAATAATGCGCCGAGCATACATTGGTATCGAGATAAGGACAAGAAACACATTACAAACAATCTACTGATGCAAAGAGGGTATGACCAGTTATTTGGCACGAACTATGGAAAAGGTAGCTCAAATAAAGAGCTGATGTTAGCAAACAATTTTGTTTGTATATATGATTGTGGACAATCTACTTTTGTTTGGAGGACATAATGGCAGAGTCAAAAAGTTTAAATGAAGTGTTGAAATCTATTTCAAAGAAGTATGGCGACAATGTAGTTAAGTTTGGGGTTGATGATCTGTGTGTAGACGGGGTATTATCTTTGGGATCTCCGGGGCTTGATTTTGCAATTTACGGGGGGATTCCAGAGGGGAGAATCGAGATCGGAAGAGCACACGTCTGAA